CCCCCCGCCGTGTCTGTGTTTTTGTTAGGTGCAAAAGTTTAAAAAACGGGGGGGTTCGTAAGTTGTTGGGGGTAGGGTACTTACGACACAAAAAAAAATAAACTTTTTTTCATTTAGGTGTTGACATAGCCGAACAAATTCTTATGTTTTATAGTATGACAACATCAAATAATAAACCACAATACTCAGTTATAACAGAGGTCGACAACGAACAAGGCGAGAGCCGTTACTATGTCGAGTTCTTTCCTAAGAATCGCCAAGGCTTAAATGACGCTTACAAGTATGCGTTGAGTCAGCCACTCGATTGGACAATTTACTTTCAAGCAGAAGTTGTTGACTCTTCCGACACCTTCGACCCTAACCAAGTAGACGGAGACTTTAACACACTATGTATATAATAGACACTTTTAATAAAATCACTTTTGATGGTGACCACGAAACCAATTTTGGCAGAGTGGCACACCTCAATGGGTGGCAAAAGATTTTCAAGTTTCCGAACGGCTTCGGTGCTTCAATAGTCAATCACGATATGTCTTACGGCTTCGAGCTTGCCTTGCTTTATGACGGCAACTTAGTCTATCACCCTAAAATTACAATGGACGTAATCGGTGGACTAACACCTTGCAGAGCGAGAAATGTTTTAAAAAAAATTGCAAAACTTTCTCAAAATGACTTGACAGAATTTAGAAATCCTTTAGAGTGTTAGTATGATAACAATTAAACAAACTCAAGACGAAATCACAGAGAAAGCATTCTCTTTTGAACCTCACAGAATCAACGGCAACCTTTCATCAGTTGCTTACAATCTCGGACATCTTGCAACGCTAATCGAAGGTCAACTTACTTTAGGCGACCAAGGCTTAACAAAAGCACAGACAAAAGCTTGCGAAGAAATTGGAAAAAAACTTTTAGAAAAGTTAAATAAAAGTTTGACAAAAGCATAAAAATTCCTATTCTATAAACTATGACAACATCAAATAATACTCTAGAAATCGGTTGCTTCTACCCTGTAAAGGGTGAAGTAATGAAGTTCGTAGGCTTCCGAGCAGACGAGGACACAACAAAATATTCTTTCGAGTCTTGGAGAGGAACGACTCACACTCTTGAGCGTTACAATTCTCTAGAAGCAGAGGATAAAGCGTTCGGTAAAATGGCAGATTGGTTGCAAGAGCGTTGCATCAAAAACGGCACAAGACTTTGCGAGGGCGAAACACTTGACGCAATCGCTCGTTGCAAAGTTACAGACATTGCAGTCATCAACGACTACATCGAAAACCAAACCAAAACAAGCGAGGCAATCGCTTACTCAATGAGAGACTAAGACTATGACTAACGAAACAAAAATTTACATTCTTTCAGCACTAGTAATGCTTGCAGTAGGCTACGCCTGCTTAATGATAGGACTCGACCGAGAAATCGAGCGAGAAAAATTACAGACACAATCTTGGAAAGACCAAGGCTACCCAATCGGAGAATAAAAAAAATGAAATTAATTATTGACAGATTCACAATCGTTGCCCTATGCATAACCACAGTCACGGGCATTGCAATAAATAAGTTTGACATTATCCAAGCAGTTGTCTCATATATGTTTTAATGTTGTTGTCATAGCCGAGTTAGTCTGAGCTAACTCAAGTCGTAAGTCCTTGGTTGTTAGGGACTTGCGACTCGCGGGCCCATCAAAATCGCAAGTACTTGACACGCAACAACTTAAAAAAAAATAAACTTTTTTTAAAAAAACCCTTGACAATGAAATCAAATAATCCATACTGTAATCATGGCTAACATTAATAATACTAACGACAATCAAGAGGCTGTTGCTTCTTTCGACCCTTGGGCAAATCATTCTGACGCTGAACTTGACGCTATGGCTGAAGCATACGCCGAGCGTGAGGGTGGCGTGGACGTCAACCTCGCTCGCCTCGAAGAGTGTACGTGGGTGGACGAACCCTATCGCGGTGTGTGTGGTTACTAATCACGTAAGTGCCTGCAGGTCAACGACTTGCAGGTTCGCACCCCGGGGCGCGCCGCAACTCTTTGAATAACAACAACTTACGAAAAATCTGATGCTGTAAGATTCAAGAAGCGTGCCAACATTTTTTTTTAATTTTATTTCGCCCTATTACGTAACTATTTGATTATCAGCTGTTTACCACACATTTTTTTTTGTTTTTTTTCTGTATTAGGGCTTGACTTTATTTGGCGATGGTATATAGTAGATACTATGACAATTAAAATTCTTAAAGACAAAATTATTGATAAGGCTTTTTCTTATAAGCCAAAACAAATAAATCCAGCACATTTAAATGATGCTGTTTGGACTATCGAGCGTCTAGCTGATGTTATCGAACAACAAAACGGATTTGATAAGCGTGGCTTAACAAAAAGCCAAAGAAGAGCTTGCGAAATTGTTGGCGAGGAAATCTTGAGAAATTTAAATAAGGGCTTGACAATCATTGAGAAATAAGCTATCTTATAAATCTAAAATTGAAAATCTTAACAGAGAAAAAATTATGAAACTAAATATATTCCAAAAAATTCGCCTTGCATTTCGTAGGGCTTTCGAGCGTAAAAATATGGCAAAAATTGTCTACTCAAAGAAAACTTCTGATGGTGAGTTAGGTACTTACTATATAGATATGAATTTCATTGAGGACTTTGGCGATATGTTCAACACTTACTCTTTTGCTTCTAGCTTCAAAGATGGTGGTGTTCGCTCTTTCTACAAGTCTAGAATTAGAGACTTTAAATTAATTTAATTGTTGTTATCGTAGTCGCCTTGTCGAATCGAAAATTCTTTTCTTTCTTTGGGTTTTTGGTTTGACAAGGCTTAACTTTTCTACCATTATATAAACTATGACTAAACTACTTAATAACGGAAACGCTAAAACAATCAAAGGGGAAAAGCTAGGCTTTATCACTTTTGGCTTACACCTTGCACCTTTTAACTTGAGTGGGCATAATGCTTGTGCTTGGGCTTCTAAAGGTTGTGCTGAGGCTTGCTTAAATACTGCAGGTCGTGGTAAATTCTCTAATGTTCAAAAATCTCGAATAGCAAAGACAAAAAGATTCTTTAACGACAAAGAAAATTTTATGCGTCAACTTGTTAGAGAAATTTCTAACGCAGTAAAGTTAGCGACAAAAAAAGGAATGACGCCTTGCTTTAGACTTAACTTAACTAGCGATATAGCTTGGGAATCTCAAAAGTATAACGGACTTAAACTGATGGATTGGTTTTCTGATGTTCAATTCTATGACTACACTAAATCAGTAAAGCGAGTTGAGAAATACTTAGACGGAAAACTTCCTAGCAACTATCACTTAACATTTTCAAGGAGCGAATGCAACGACAACGAAACAAAAAAATTGCTTTCATTAGGGGCAAATGTCGCTTGTGTTTTTCGCAACGGACTTCCAAAAACTTGGCAAGGTCGTGAAGTGATTGACGGAGACGAAACTGACTTGAGATTCTTAGACGGACAAAACAAAATTGTAGGCTTGGTTGAAAAAGGGCTTGCAAAAAAAGATGAAAGTGGTTTTGTTTTAGAATGCTCTTAATCCTTTTAACTACAATAATAATCTTACTACTAATATATAACAATGAAAAAAAATAAACTACCATTTAAAAAAGAAACCTTACAAGAGAAAAAAATTCGTGTCGCAAATGAGATAGAGCTTTACGAAAAGAAGCCAAGGTCTTGGGTCGACAGTGAGCCGAAAAACTGGAGTTCGGCAATGCTTAGAGGTTGGTACAAATGCAGACCACACTTAATAATAGAAGGGGAATAAAATGCAATCAATTAAAGAAATAAAACATATAAGAAAAACTCATAGTCGTTGGCACGATGAATCTTATGAAATGACTTTTGTTTTAAAAGGTTCTACAAATCCATTTTCTGAATACATAAGAAAATATAAAGAGGGTTGGTGTTTTTATGGCTCTAGTGATTGGTTCTTGTTTAGAGAGAACGACCAAAAAACCATCAATGACTATATGTCAAGCCAAAAGTAAAACTTTTTTCGTGTCGTAAGTTACTAATAATCAGTGACTTGCGACGCGCGGGCGGGGGCGCCGCCGCAACTCGTTGATAATCAACGACTTACGTAATTCTAAGGCTGTTTTTATACAAGAAGCGTGCCAACTTTACAGCAAAGTTTTTTTACTTTTTTTTGTTTTTTTAGTTGACAATCACATCAAATAGTCTATGTTCTTATGTATGGTTAACATACTAAATCCAAAACTACTCGACCTGCGTGTCTGTGCAGGCGAGGCAAGCGACTTCTCAGATGTCGAGAAAGTTGCAACACCACAGGCTACCGAACAATGGCAACCTGTTTCACACGATGGTCTTGTAAAAGATTTTCGTGAGGCTATCGCTAACACACCAAATCTTGACATCGTTCAAGAGCATCACACCTTGCATCGTTATGGGCAACGCTACTTCGGCTTGTTCCAAGTCAAGGGTATCGCTCGCAAGCACGATGCCGAGGTCGGTACAATCTTTGGGCTTCGCAACTCACACGATAAATCGTCTCGTGCGATGGTCTGTGCAGGCGATGCACCTTTCGTTTGCACCAATATGATTTTCAACAATGAAATCGTGTTGGGTCGCAAGCACACTACGCACATCATGCGTGACTTGCCGTCTTTGCTTGGTCGTGCTATCGGTCAGCTTTGCGAGTCTTGGGTCACTTCCGAGAAGCGTATCGATTCCTACAAGGAAACCGAGATTGACGACAGAATCGCACACGACTTAATCGTGCGTGGTTTTCGTAATGGGGCTTGTTCCAAAACTCAAGTGACTGACATTGTCAACCAATGGCACGCACCTCAACACGAGGACTTTGAGGGTCGTGACTTGTGGTCGCTTTCAAACGCTTTCACAAATGTGTATCGTGGCAACCTCACGAACACGGCAAAGCGTTCAAGCTCGCTTCACTCTGTGCTTGACACCTATGCGAACTCTCGCAAGCCAAAGGTGGCAGAGGTCATAAACGCCTCCTAGCCAACGCTTTACGACTCGCCTCTCAAAAAAACTGAGGGGCGAGTTTTTTTTTAAATTTTTTTAAATTTTTGCTTGACATTCATAAGTGCTTGGTAATCAACGACTTGCGGCGGCCGACCGGGCGCGTTTTGCAACTCCTTGATAATCAACAACTTACGACTTTTTACTTCCAGAACTTTATAATATGTTATATGTGGTTATGTGTCTTATTAAGCCTTTATTTGATTTGGTGCCATTTTGGTGCTTTATTTGGTTTGGTGTGGTTTGTCGACTATATTTGCACAAAAAAAGATTCGGCAGGTATTGTTTGAGATGAATTCGCTCGCACCCTGCCGAACCTAATTTTTATTATGACAACAACATACTACACATACATTAAATCTTCTCTAGGACATTCATTCCCTTGCCACTTATCTCACGCTGACCATTTATCTTCATTAGCCCACGCTTCAGTAGATAAAGTTCGGCTTCCTTTTGGATTGCAGTTCTGCTCATACCTGTTACTGCTGATAGCATCTGTAACGAACAATTACCTCGCTCTTGGAGAATCTTGAGAAGCTCGACTTCTAGGTTGGACAATCCAAGAGGTTTGATGTCTAGGATACCACACATCTTTTTCCAATCCTTTAGGTCATATGTATTCTGATTGGCTCTCTCACAATACAACATAATCTCTTTGGTTCTCATAACTGCTGAACGAGCATTGCCACGAGTGGTCTCTGCGACTTCGTCCAAAACACCCTCACCGAACTTAATCTCTGATGCGATAAGACCAATGATTTGCCCCAACTCTTCGACTGCATACGGACGGAAATCCACGATTGTCAATCTGTCCTTGAACGGAGGGAAGAGTTTGTCCATCTCAGTAGTAGCAAAGATGAAACATTGCTTCTTGAAATCAAACTGAAAAATTTGTTCTGCGTGATGAAATTCTTTGTATGTTCCCTTTTCTGTATTGAATATAGTAAGGAAAGCATTTACCAAGTCCTTGGGAAGCATATGAGCTTCATCAAACAAGATAGTAATCTCATTGTGCATCACGATAGGTAGAAATATCTGCTCAAAGAATGAATTAGCGTTCTTGATAGTAGAGCAGTTAATCTCTAGGAAAGCACGAGTAGTGCCGTCTTGGTTCTTGAGACTAGAAGCATAACGCTTGGCGAACTCAGTTTTACCCAAGCCCTTTGCCCCACTCAACATTAAGAATGGTGCAACGCCACTTTTGTTTTGTGCTTCTGAATAGAATGTCAGTTGTTTTTTTACTTCGTTCTGACCAACGAGATTTTTATATGTGGTAGTTTTCATAATACGGATAATGACAGATGATTAGTTGTTGTCAACAAAATTGTGAACTTTAAATGAGATTTTTTCTTCAACCTTATCTAACTCTTTTTCTTGTGTTGTAATGTTAGTAGGTGCTGATGATATGTTTGCCCCCATCTTCTCAAGCCATACACGACTGATTGGAATAAGGGTAGCTGACCCACAAAATTGTTGTAAGTCCTCTAGTGTTACATTGGCAAATGAGTTTGCCCCTTTCTTTCTGCCACTACCTACTTTTCTAGGTGTGCCATCTTTGTTTAATGTTTTCATAGTACCCAATATAGACTATGTTTTATGTATGTCAACTTTTTTTTTAAATTTTTAAAAGTTTTTTTAAATTTTTTTAAATTTGTTGTCTTATGTTTTTTTTAGTTTGGCTAGGTTCATCATAGAGTTTGACACTACGGCAAAGAATATTCCGTGCGATACCATACCACAAAAGAACAAGATAATTGATGCGACAAGACAACCGACTGCCATATTTGTCCAAGTCAATATTTGGCGACATTTCAATTTGGCGACTAAATTTTTTTTAAATTTTTTTAAATTTCTGCTTTCCATTCTCTATATAAGACCCACAGAACACCAATCAATAGATATATTAAACTCATCATACTAACACGATATTTGGATTTGTGTGCTTTGTCAAGCGATATTTGGATTTTTTTTCATTCGTCAAGAGTTTTTAAAATTGCCCAAAATGCCCCAAAATTTTAATAAATTTAAATAAATTTTTTTAAATTCGTGTTTTAAAAGATTGGTCTTTGTGGCTCATCTTCTCTCATTATATCATCTACTTGGTTCTTTATCTTTCTTTCATATTGATTCTGTTTGTAGTGCTTTAATATGTTAGGTATTAACACAACAGACTCCAACAAACCCCTTATAATAGCATAAGGAATAACCAATAATAATCCAACAACGATACAACAAGCGTATCCAACATAGTATTCTAAATCATTTTTCATAGCACATATTTTATAGTTAGGTAAGGGCGAGGTATATAATTACCCATTTTAACCCATTTCCAACCATTTTCTTTTTTTTATAATGTTTTCTCTTATATATCTGTATAGTAATTTGTAATTAAATTTTTTTTAAATTATAATAAACTTTTTTAAATTAATTATAATCGTGTGTCCAATCCTCTGATTGAGGTAAGTCAGACAGATTCTCATACTGACTTGTGGCTTCGTGATACATTTCTTTATGCCAATCGTGATTACGATTTGATGTATCGGTGGTTATCGGTGCATTGAACGGATATAATCGAATCATTTGTAGCTTATGCTCGGCAGTTGCCAACTCAGCGTATAGATTTTCTAGTTTGTTTACATATCCATACTCTGAATCATAAGCATAATATCTTTCTTTCATATCATCAATCTTACTCTTAACGATTCTAATATCTCGTTCGGCTTCTGTAATTAGACAATTCTGTACATCAGTAGTACCAACAATAGCTTTTTCTCTTTCTTCTTCTTCTATTCTGTCAGCTTCAGCTTCTGCTTCTTTGAGTTTTTTATGCTCTCGCAACTCTTTCATTGTCATTTCTTCTTCTGTTTTTCTTGGTGGTGGTTTCATATAAGTTTAATTTGTAATTTTTGTTTGGTGTTTTGGCATTTAAGAATACCGATTCAAAGTGATTGTTTAGTGAGTTTGGAATGTTCATCAAATTTTTTTAAATTTTTTTAAATCTTTCTGAATTAGTTTTTTGTCTGCTTTACTTAATTTTTTTACCCAATATGTATCAACATCTTTCAAGTGAACACCCTCAGTAAAACATACTCTGTTACGATTGTCAAGAGGATAAGTGGTCTCTGTATCAAAAAAATACAAACAACCGACAGACTTTAACGAAACATAATTACTCATCTTCTGTTTCCTTTCCTAGAGCATCTAGCCATCTAATGATTGATATATATAATAAGGTCAAAACCCCAAAAATAATCAAAATACCCCAAATCATAATAGTTTACCTAAGTCTTTTCTTGCTTTCAAATGTCTCTTGTATCTCCTCTCTTGTCTAGCATATTGTCTAGTTTTTTGCCTACATTTGCGAGCGACAAAGTCTTTCTCTTTGTCAACCCACCAACATAGATACCAACAACCTAGACTAAATATAATAACTGCTACTATAAAAAACATAACACCATATACTTCTTGAGGAATCATACCCTATAATAAAGGGTAGGATTAGTTTTTCAATCCACATCTTCCCACCAATATCCATCTTCTTTGTCAAAAAACCACTTTTTATTCTCAGTCAACTCGCTTGGCTCACGATACTCTGAGAAAAACTCTTGTAAAACCTCAACGACTGCCGAATCAGATAATTCGTTTCGTTCCATATCATAAAAGTTCACGCTACCACCATTGTCATCATCATCAATAACAACTAGGATTTCTTGACCTTTGTACTTAACATTTAGCGAGTGCAATACTCTTCTGTAAGTTTCTTCTGCTGATTTTGTAATTTCTATACTCATAAATTTTTTTAAATTTTTTTAAATTATCCACATAGGTTTGTTTTTCTTCCAAGTGGCAAATGGTTTGTCGTGTTTATAATACAAGCGATACTTGCCGACTTCGTCAACGGAATCGAATGTTGGGTCTTGTCTGCAAGTCATATTGTCGCTGATGGCGATTGCAAAAGGTGTGGTGTGAGTTGTATGGAACTTCATATTATCTGCTGATTGCCAATTATTGAAAGCCCAATGCAAGAACTCTGCCGAAAAGTGTGGCTTGAATCCTCTGTCTAATCTCTCAATCTCCATAGCAAGAGAATGATTAAGAAGCCAAACAAGATTACCCATAGTTTCCCTTGCCCATATAGAGCAAGGGTGCTTGTAGTAAGAATGTTTGCGAGCAGTACCTTTTTGTGTCTTAGGTGCTGACTCAAGTGTTTCCAATGTAAAGCAGTTGGCAACCATCTGTGCTGACTCTAACACCATCTTGTTACAATGTTGGTCGCACAACCACTTGGCTGATTGTATTGGGTCTTGGTCTAAACAAAATATATTCATAGGTGTAGTTTGACTTTCTCCCAATACAAGTCAAGGTTTTTTTGCTTTTGGTCATTCTTTGGATTATCCACTCGTTTCCAAGCAGAGCCACCACCATTCCAAATGAAAGCTAGGTGCTTCGCATTTGGCTTGTCAATGAACTGCATATAATAGGAAAAGATTTCTGATGCTATAATGTAAGCCATAGCACGATTGTATGCAACATTGTGTGGCAGGTTTTGATTTGTGATTCTGTTATAATCAGCAATCATAATCTCTCGAATCTGCAACGAGCCGATAGCATTTTCTTTTATGTTTATAGCATAAGGATTGTTGTTCGATTCTACCTTTTCGATAGCTACGATAACATCAATAACATCAACGCTACCGAACACTTGAGATGTGCAAGCCCTAACACACACCAAAACAAATGCGATAAGGACAATAACTTGGACAATTTTTTCTAACTTATACATAATATTCTCTGCTTTTCATTATAACCCAATTACCATTACCCTCAAGACCTAGAACATTGTAGTCGAAGAACTCAATAGCTTCGTCATTTTCCATTCCTTGTTTCATAAATACTCCTATGATTTTCTCGTAGTCGTAAACTAGGTATCCTTGTGATGTTACTCCAACGATTGCCTCGTTGAGTCCGTCTAATTTTAAACAATCTTCTGCTAGGTACTCTAGCAACTCGCTTGGTGCTTGATTGTCGTCCTCATCTTCGAGGTATCCGTTTTCTGTTTGTTTGCTCATTTTTGTAGTAATTTTTATATGATTCTTTTTGTGTTTCTTCTTCAAGTTTTGCTTGAAGCCAATTTAGAAAGTCGTTTTGTTTTTTACCATACGACTCGTTTTCGACAGACTTGTCAACACTAGAAATGTTTTTGCTCAATTTTCTCCTTTGGTTTTGGGTTAGTAGATAATGGGTGGTGTCTGAATTGATGTAACAGACTTAAAATTTCTCTTTTGTGAGATACCTCTTGTTTATGCAAAGCATCTTCAATCTCCATTGTAGGTAAAGACGCTTGTCGTTGGTTTTGACTCAACCACTTTTCTGTTTCTTTAATTTTCTGTGTTAGCCAATCCATTGTATTCCTCCTCTGTTAATATATAATCTTGTCCCTCAACCTTAATAAGAACTTCGTGTTCTCTACCACTTAGAGCTTTCATATCTCTACGACACTCGTGAGCCATAATTGATGCCTTAGGCAGTTTAGTTGAATAAAAGTTGACTACTTTTTTTGATTGGCAGTCTCGCACAATATAATTTGCATTTTGCATTTTTTTTAAAATTTTTTTAAATTTGTTGGGGGTTAGTTTTTTGGTGGCTCGAATCGTCAAGCCACCAAAGGTAAAACTAATCTGATAAGTCGATAGCTTCATCTATCTCAATACTCTTATCAGTAAAATCTGTTCCGAACACTACTGAATGAATGTCCTCAAAAGTATCCAAGCATTTACGCTCATCTACCTCGCTATTTTTTTCAAAGGTTTTTTGTCCTTTATAAATAGGTTTATCGTATTCGTCTTTTACGGAAAACTTAAATATCATCTCTACAATAGTAATAAAGACACCAAATAAAAATCACAGACATTACCCACCAAGTGAAAAATCCGTCTATCAATCTTATTCTTCTTCTTCATAATATTCCTCATCATTATCTTCTGAATTATAATCGTTTTCGTCCTCTTCACGAGTCTCGCCATTTGTATAAACACTATAATAAGGTGCTTCAATTTCTGATTCGTCTCTAGCAACTTCCTCAAGAATCTCATACTTGCATACTCGCAACTTCTGACAAGAGCAATCGCTAGGCACGCTTACTGCATCTCTTGGGTTGAAACGAACAAGCAATAGCTTGCCACCACTCGCCCACTCATTTGCATAATCAAACGAGCCAATGTGCAATCCGTGAGAGCAACCATTTTCACGATTGTCATCAACACAATTTCTAGCTACCTCAATAGTTGACCCAACAACATTTTTGATTTGACCACGCTCATTGGTTTGACCTTGTAAAACAATAGTGTGCTTGTTTCCACTTTGACTCCAATAGTCATTACAAACTCCCTTGTATCCGATAACATATCCGTCATCATCAATCGGTAATTGTTTATAGGAAAGAAAGTCGTACAACTCTTCAACAGAATTGTTACTTGGATTCTGTAAAAGGTTTTTTACAAACTTAACGAAAGCAGAGCCAACATCTAATCCACTACCAAGCAAGTCTAACAACTTGTCGATAACTTTTCCGTGTAGTCTCTGTCCGTGAAAGTAAACTGCACCTTTGTCCACTACCAACTCTCCATCAGCAAATGCTTCGACTTGCTTACGAATATCTAGGTAGTCTATCGCAGTTTCAAAATCCCCACTCATCAATGCCTTTTTAAAAGGTTCAAAGTTTGGTTGTGAGGATTCGATAGTATAAGGTTTGCCCTCATACAATAGAGTCGCAGTTGACTCTGATACTATATATGGATAATTTGCCATAAGAATTTTTTTGTTTTGTTAGTTAATAATTTATACTTTGATACTAAAAGAATTCTTGTCGTTGTCAAGGACATCAGCCCAATACGAACAATCTTTCTCGCCTTTTTTTCTGTTCCAATATATCGCCCTAGCAATAGCACTAGGAACATTATACATTGCCGAAAATTCTATCCAATGGTTTTCCAACTCACGATACTTTGGTAAGTGTAGTGATTGGTCGTAACCATACGCTTGGAATAAATGTGTGTCGCAACAAAATACTTTTACATCAAAGGTGTATATCATCTCTAATGCGAAAGATACTTTTGCTAGACCTAATCCTAAAATGTCTTTGACAAGACCATCTCTGAATTTTGACCACTTCTCATTTTTTTTAAATTTAAATAAATTTGGGTTCTGCCAATATTTTGTGGCAAACTCACTAATGAACTTGGTTCGGTTGTTGTATAGTCCAACACCACTATCTTTAAGTTTGTCAAAGAGAACTTCGTCTTTGTTAAACCATTCTGTAAAGTCCTTAATCGCAAGATAACCTCGCATATTGGACTCGTAGGAGGTATGGACTGAACAAAAGGCAAACAACCACCTCTGAAATACATCAACATCATTTGTGGGTTTGAGTCTTTCCCATACAACACTATGGTCAATAACTTCGTCCTCTGTAATTGAAGCGAAGAACTTTTCGACATCTGCCTTGTTATGTTTCTTAATATGTACTCTATTCTTTTCATCTAGGAATGATAATTGTTCTGTGGGTTTACTTTCTGTATAGGATAAAAAATCTAATTGCATAATGTTTAAAAATTGTGTCGGCTAGGAACTACCACACTCCTAGCCGACTATGATTACTACTCTCCGATATACGCTAACACATCAGAAATACTTGTTGCTTTGTCACTACTGCAACCCTCAAGGCAATACTTTGCCATAGGAAACGCTTTGTCGAAAGCTCGCTTCCTCGCTAATGATTCGCCACTTAACTTCTGTGGCTTGAGTCTTTCCATCACATAGTCGTGATTATAATTTTGATTGTAGACTTTTGATTGTTTTGTTCTCCAAGCATTATAATTTTTTAATAAATTTTTTAAAATTTCATTAAGGTTATCTTTTGGAAACTTAGCAATATCTTCCATCAAGGTTTTGTCGTACCCATCAAAAAGCTCTCGCTCTTCGTACCACTTAACATAGTTTTGAACACCCTCGTCTTGCTTGACCAAATCTTCATAGACATCATCTAAGCAAATCCAATTATCCCTTTTCTCGATTCGACTCTTTAGGTTTTTACGAACACCCCAAATGTTTTCTTTGAAACTAGGAATGTTTTGTAAAAAATTCTTATGGAACATATAAGGATTAATTTCAACTTCGCCATCTGCACCAAGGTATTTTCTGTAAGGCTCAAAAGTAATTTTGTTCGCATAGTAATTAACATAATAGAATGTCTTACTATCGTCATCAAAATCTTCATCTTTGTCTATTCCCCAATAGGTGTCTAGGTTTGCCCACTCGTGATGGGTGTTTCTATAATCAAACTTTAGAATATCCATAGCTGATAAAGATTTAACATTACCTTTCTTCCTAGCTCTCTGTGGTGCAATGATTCGCTCGCACTCTGATAGCAGTTTGACATTTGGGTGGTTACAATCTTTGACTCGCTGAACACACAACGCTTGGGTATCGTATGTGCCATCAATACTATCGGCTTTCATACCCTCTGAATTGATAAGGATAATCTTACCTTTGTTACCATCTTTAAGATTTTCTTTTTCCCAAAGGTGCAGGAATAAACATCTTGACTTTGGAGAGCGAGGACTTGGATAATCATCAACAATATAGATTGTATCTTCTCTTGGTTCGTTTTCATTGTAGGTATATCTTGAATGAGAAAAACTCAAGTTACCATTTTCTCTAGTGGTAATGTGGGTTTCTTTGGCAATCCAATCTTTAGGAAACAAAACACCATTTACATCTTTAAACTTCTTAGAAGAAATTTTGAGCTTTGCACCAAATCTCTGTCTGTAAGTTTCCATAGCTTTATACATAATCTCACTAGCTTCATAGAAAGTATTGGCTTTGTCCATTTGACTGCCCAATGTTTCAGCGAGCTTGGCGAATATCTTATCTGATGCTTTCTTGAGAGCTTGTTTGACTTGTGGGTTGTACTCCAATGTCTCACGACTATGGTGCAACTTGAACTCGCCAATCTCTGCTTTGTAAACAAGACCTTTTTTAAACATAAACCATTCGTCATCTTGGTTTACTTTGTATGGAATACCACCCATAAGAACATAAGGCTCGTCTCCATAGTGAGCAACATCTTGCCAATAACTATTCTCTTTATACAAATCAAATACATCATTGGATTCTTGTGCTTCGCCTAATGTTAAATCGCCCCAATCTTCATTGAGTAGTTTAATATCATCTTTACGATACCACCAAGTTTTTTTAAAAATTTTAAAAAATTCTTCAATGTCATCTTTTTTGATTCCTACTTGCACATAGATTCCATCAGCTTCTTTAGTTGGCTGACTTTCAATCTGTGAAACAATAGTATCGTCTTGTTCGTCCACTCTTATAATATAGGAATGTTTGTGACCTTGGTGTACTGACCTTACAATAAAAGAATCTGTGTACGATAAAGGTGCGAATCGCCCAATGCCGAAACCACCGATTGATTCGTTGGAGTCACGCTTGGTTGACTTGCCATACTTAGTATAAAGACCAAGCATATCTTCCTCACTCAAACCACACCCAAAATCTCGTACTATAAAGTTTGGTTCAATTTGGGTTGGTAATTGAATATCTACCTTTTCGCTTTTAGTAACATCAAGTGCATTTGCAATAATCTCACGAATGGTAGCTAACAACGGATTAGAATAATTGTTCCGTAAAAGAGAAGCGATATATCGCATATCCTCTTGGTCAATCGAACAAGACTTTTCTTTAAAGTCTGCTGATTTGGTAATGTTTTTGTTATTGGATTTAATAATCATAGTGCCGATTAGATACATAAAATTCTGATATGTCAAACCGAAAACACAAAAAAAATCGCCTCTTTTCAGAGACGATTTCGTAAGTAGTTGAAAACAAACAACTTATATGAAAAATTTTTTTTTACTTTTTTCCGATAATTTTACTGATAAGACCTTGTGCTTTACTTAAAAGACAACATTTCTTACCAACAAAATATCCAACAAAGAATACGATTAAAAAACTGATAATATCCATTTTTTTTAAAATTTTTTAATTTTTTGTAGCACTACTCTTTTTAGTAGTCGTTTTCTTGGCAACCCTTTTCTTAGCTACCTTTTTCTTGGCAGTCTTTTTAGTTGCTTTCTTCTTTGGTGTAGAAGCAGTTTTTTGCTTCGGTAAGCCCGAATTTGCATAAGTCGGCTTATTCGTGTATGATGTCTTATTTGCATCACACGACTTCGTTGAGCAATTTTTGCTCTTTTTGGTTTCATAGATTGCAACACCAATGATTGCAACTACGAGCCAAGTTAGTGGGTTTGTTAATAATTCCATTGTATATACTTATTTGCGATTTTATTTATTTGTGAGCGATTTTTAGACTTCATCTGAGTCTTTATGTTTGTCGGTAATGTGACGCTCTTGAATAAGAATCTTAAGTTTCATATTCAGTCTTATCATATCATTATCTAATGATTGTATTTGCTTCTTTAGCTTTCCCAATGAAGCACCCACATCACCCAAAGCAGGATTTACTTTTGTTGTAACCCATTTCCAAATGTGCCACACAAAGAATCCTAGACCGATTAACGCTATTAGCGAGAATCCGAACTTGGCAATTACATCTGCCCAATGTTGAAATTCATATCCACTCATATTATTTATTATAATTTATTTTGTTTTTTTTCTAAAATATTTTCTTTATTTGCTCTTATATACTCTTTTTTTTCTGTTTCTTGTTTAAATTTCTCTAACCAATAGACTTTTCGCTCTAAATCATCTACTCGCTTCTGCATTTTTTCCCAAATGCGATTAAATTGCCATTGTTCGTCCATATATAAATTACACTATTCAATCGTTAAATAACCTTATTTGGTCTCAAAGTATTCGGTGACAAATTTGTATGTTAAGTAAGGCATGTGTTTCTGTCGCACCAAATACCCTCGTTGCTAGGTACATTTGTATATTTGCTTTTTATGTATTCCCACGCTAAACTAAATCTAGTTCTATTAGATTTATTTTCGTAGCACCCGTGTATCAAATTTATATTGAAAAATACAGCGTAAGGAGCATCTAACTCTAAATCTAGTATTTCTCCCCTTATCTTAGATTCGTCAATCCAATGTAAACCTTTAATATCGGATTTTATAGTGTGTGCCTTTATACCTTTTTTGTGTGAACTTGGCACAACCCTCAAACAACCATTTTCTTTATTTGTGTCTTGTAGATAGATAGCACAACTTACGCATTGTTTTTGGTCACCTTTGAAATAAAAATTATCTTGGTGCATTAAAGTTGATATGCCTACATTAGGTATCATTGGAAAAAATTTAGAAATGTATACATCTATATTATCATCAGTATCCATTATTTTTCTAGCAGTTTGTGTTAAAGTGCGATTATTACTGAGATTAAAAAAATCTTTAGAAAAGTTGCAAGCACCTTCTATTTTATTCATATTTCTTGGAGAATTGAGTCTAAACAAACCTTTGCCTCTGTCTCCTACAACCTCTTGGTCTTCGGTTAAATCTAATGATTGTTGATAATATTTATTAGCGACTTCTAATAAACTATTATAGTCATCGGTATCAAGAAAATCCTTAACAACAACATAACCTAATTCATCGAATTTAGAAATGTCAAAATTAATCGTCACGGGCGTCTTCTTTACCTTCGCTTGCCGCAATTCTATCTATATTTGGCTCGCAACCGAACGCACACGAAAATTGTGCATCAATCTTAACAATATCGTTGTTCATTACATCTACTTTATTTTCAAGCGACAATAAAGATTTTGAAATGCCATCAATTCTATCTGTCACTTGTGCTAATAAAAATTTAAGTATAATAAACAAAAACCAACCAACTGCTAATGCACTTGCAATTGGAATCCCTATTTGTTCTACAAAGTTTAGTATATCTCCTATCATAATGTTTTATTTGGCTTCATATTTTTTGGCGAGCTCTTCTGCTTTTTCACGGAGCTTTTGCATAGTTTCCTCATTAATTACTGTTGTTGTCATCCTTTGCGTCCTCCTGGTGTGAAATAGAATCCAATGATTGCCCCCAAAGTGGTGATTGCAACAAGAGAGATGTGTCCCGTCGTAATACTGGTGGTAATATCTGCTCCACTCGGGAAAGTAATGAGTCCCCAGAGGATTTCGGTTGGCTCTTTATTTTCTGGGGGGGTGAAGGTGACGAGAGTGACTCCAGGGTAGAGGGTGCAGAGTATCGAGATGATTGCAAAGTTGAGCATCCCCATAAAAGCGATAAGACGACGAGTAGCACGAGTAAACATGCCAGTATCTTTGTCAGTTTCACCAATGAGCATTTTTTGAAACTCGATGTCCATTCCACGGATTTGCATGTCTCTAATAAGCTCACGACGTTCTTTCGCAGCTCTAGACTCTGAAATGCCTTGAAAAGCGCCACCAAGAATCTTAAGCATACTGCCCATCCCAGTCGCCCCAAGTGTCGATAATAGCATCGTGACAAGTCCAAACATAATTTCATTTACACTATACTAAGTTTATTTGGAAATTTTTCAATTTGGTGTGAACTGAAAAGCTATTTTACCGTAATTTTTATCTTCTCCACCAATCCAAGCTTCAAACTCCATGCAGTCGTCTCCAATAATAAATTTGTTTATTTCTGCGTTAAAAACTTCGTTTTGGAACTTTATTAGGTAAAGTTGGTGGAATTTGTGAGTTATTTCGGCTTCTCCAGACAATTTAGCTAATCTATTCATGCCTTTATTTGTTCCAACTACCTTTATATTCCCTTTCATAATTAATTTTACACATATTTATACAAAACCCAACCTCTCGTTCCGTAACGAAATGGTATTTCTGATTCTATAACAAAATCTTCTTTAACAAGTTTATCAAAAGCTTTAACAACATTTGCACCGTGATAACATTCATAATCATCTAACATAACTATTGTATGTTTTTTTGACAATTTTCTACAATTTATTATATCTTTTTCTGGAATATCGTCGTCGTGACCACCATCTATAAAAATAAAATCAAACTTTTCTTTTATTTGGGGCAAAACCTCTCTGGAATCACCTAAAATTAAATTATGTCTATCTGGATACTTGGTAGAAATATAGTTTGAGCAAGGAATTACATAGTTATGTTTGTTTATATCAACAGATGTTACCTTGATATCATCTCTTTGCGAAAGAAAAAAATCAGCTGAGTGACCTGCATTAAAGCCGATCTCTAAGATATTATTAATTTTTTTATTATTTTTTAATAATTCTGATATCTTTCTTTTTTGCTCAGAATAAATTTTGCCTTCAATGATATTTAAATTATTTTTGGCTATAAAAACGGCTAAACTATTCAAAATTATTATATTTCTAATCTATCATATGGTGTAGAGCAACCAGTAGAACCATCTGGATATCTAGATGTTTCATAAAACATTAAGTAACCTGTTTTACCATCTTCTCTAACCCCAGAAACAAATTGCTCTGTACCTGTAAAGTAAAAATATTTACCTTGACCTTCGTAGATTTTTCTCATCCCTGTAGCATCGTTAGCCCAATCAAGTATGCTATCAAGTTCTCCAGTTCCTTTTGCATATTTAACTCCAGAAAGTGCACGTGTGACATACTCAGCCTCTCTTGCTTGCTTATCTTTATATATATAGTGGTCGTTGTGTGGGATATCCCAATTATAACTGTAATGGCAAGCTTCAGTTGTAACAACTCTGTCTGCTCCAGCCATATCTTGCATTGGCATAAAATAGGCAACATCATTTCCTGGTTTAATTAACTCGCCTGTTGGATTATAAAAACTTCTACCTGTATTAACGTTATCAGAAAGTATTTTTCTAAAAGCTCTAAAGTGGTTCATATGCCAACCTTGCTCTCTTAATTCTGGCACTCTCATATTTGTAGTGTATGTAACTCCATCTATAACAATTGGTTGGTTAAAATGCTCTGGACCTCGTGGTTTGTTACTAATCCTATAACATTTAGCTCCTCCATCTGCGTACGCAAACTTTTGTGTTGATTGATACATCAAGTGCTGTGGTTGCATATTTTCCATAACGTATGAAACTGCTTTTGGGCTATGTAAGTGGTCGTCTCCGTCAACAATACCACAAATTGTACCAGTGTCTTTTATATAATTATCGACAGCATTTTTTTGATTTACTGCTGGAGATTGAACTCTTTCTTGATTTCTAATGTAGAAAATATCTTTTCCATTTTGTTGACCAGAGAAAAAATTAGCACTTGTTTCTGTTAAGCCAGTTATTTTAGCAAATAAAACATCCTCTGAAGAATCCTCCGAAGCATCGTTGATAAATATAACCCCTAAGTCAGTATATGTCTGATTTAAAGTACCATCTATACAGGTAGCTACGTAATCTTCACAATTATAAAATGAAGTCAGTATAACAAATTTATTTTCTAGTTTCATAATTAATCTAATGTATTGAATCTTTCGTGAACGCCTCCAGTAAATCTTATCTTTTCATTATCATCACTCTTTGGGTCTGAATCAAAAATCATTATTTCTGGTATAAATCCTTGATAATCTGAAGCATTAGTAGTATTTGTGCCAAAACCAACATTTAAAACTCCTGTCCCTAAAAATCCAGTATTATCAAATGCAATAGAATCACCAGACGCAATGTAATAACTAGTGCCATCGGCATCAGCAGTCATAACGAGATGTTGAAAACCTGTAGTGCGTGTGAAATCATCGCCTATAATTGTATTGGTCGCATCGCCACTAAAATGAATAACGGTGCTTTGATCTGCTCCTGGTGCAATTGACCCAAATACTGCAAATGTAGGATTACTTAGAACACTGGCTTGGTAACTCTCTGGACTATTACCAATAGTAAAAATAGTTTCGGCACCCAAAGGAATAGAATCTAATTTATAAGCAATAGATATTGTTCCTTGGCCTTTAAATGGTATGCTTGCAACAGACTTAAGTTTACTGCCATTTCCGTCTTGTTCAAAACCAACTAACTCAGAATCATTTAAAGCACTGGGTAAATAAGTTCCATCTACAAAAGCACCTGTTTTTTCGTTACCAACCCTAATTAAAGGTCTATCTTCTATTTGTTGATTAAACCAGCTTGCATCTACAGAACTATCAAAAGGACCATTGTTTCCTGGACCAGTTTTTTTAATTCGCCAGTTTGCCACGCCCATAGGTTTGTTAGTTGTGCCAGTTGTAATAACGTCATTAGAATTTCCTTGATATTTTATGTCAGAAGCGCCTTTACCTATATGCCAACTTTTAGCATCAGATATACTGCCTGCATTTAAAAAACACCAACGAAGACCAAAAGGAGAATTGGCTCCAAATTGCCTTGGTGCTATAATATTTTGTTTAAAAAATGAATGGGTATCAGAATCTTCTCTATAATAAACTGGGTATATTACATTGGTACTAGTGGCACCTGTTTGTCCATAAATAATTTCCCAAGGGTTAGTTTGATTGACTGTTTCTAAATAATTATCATAAGCGCCTCCAGCAAAATTACTTAATTGAAGATCTGTTGTGCCAGACCAAACAGTACCAGTTAAATCACTGCTTCCATCTGTAACTGTGCCACCTTGATCATACCATCTAACAATAGCTACATCATATTGTGCTGGATTTATGTCATGTGTTGTATTTCCAGGAGAAACCATGGGATTGTCTAAAACTTCAGCAATACCAATAAACCCGCTTAGTGTATCACTAGCCCCTGCAATAATACCAGTGCCGAACCCAAAGCCTCCCATCATACCTCCACTTGGTACTTGAACACACTCTGAATTTAAACTGACTTTACCATTGGCATCATATTTTACATCTACTTGGCAGTAATCATACTCTCTTTGCAATCTCATCGCATAACCAGTATAATCTAAATTAACCAGTGTTGTAGAGTAAATATAAGCATTATTCTCACCACCAAAGAAGTTAAACAACAGCTCGTTTTCTACTTGGTCTAAAAATCCAGTAATACCAATAGGTCTAAATCCAGCATTTATATTTGTATCAACTTGAAACCCAGTAAGCCCTAAAGACTCTAGTTTTTTGTAATACTGTTGTACTATTTTTTCGTAAATTGGTAATGTAGCGTGATCGGTTGTCGAAAACGAGCCCGTCAACTGTACAATTCTATCCGAAAGACTATTGAAAAATTTACCCGTAAGTAAGTCTTTATCAAAAGTTCCTTTAATATCCTTCTCTAATGCGTGTGGATTTTCTGCCATTAGTGTTATTTACACTAATTTTTGAATGGTTCGTACACAATAAATTCTGGCTGATCTTTACTTTTTTTATATTTGTTTGGGAATATAACAATTTTGTGTTCTGTATCTCCAATTTTGATATATCCAGACATAAATTTACCATTTTTGGATTGTTTTGCCCAAATTGCACCTTTTTGATTCTTTGTCCACTGACTACCTTCCCATTTATCTGACATATTATAAAAATTCTATTATTACTTTACCAAAATTATCTACCCCTTTTACGGAAATGTCAAACTTTTTTTTCATAAATTCAATATATTTATCAAATTTTTCTCTTTTTGTTAGGTAAGCGTAGACTTTTGACCCTGTTTTGCTCTTATAATCTGATATTATACCTAATAAAACCTTTTTTACGTTGGTGTTAAAGGGTAAATCAACCTTTTTAAACACTAAAGTTAACACATCGCCCTTAAAAAACACGATTCCAAAAGGCTCATCATCTATTGTTCCCACATAAATATCATTAGATTCTTTAATTAGTAAGGAAAGTTTATCCCTCAAGTAAGAGTACATCATCATTGGTGATTTGTGGGTATAATCGCCATACATTGATTTAATTTTAGCAGACATTTGAAATTTAAAAAAAATATTTAAAATTTTTTCAAAGTCTGTTTTATTATATAGTCTAAAGGAGTACATATTTTTGTGTAATATATTTTATGGCAAAGGGTTTAGATAACGATCTTGTTAGGCATATTTTTGAAATTGAGCCAACCGCAATGGTTGAATTGTTTTCTTTATACTACGATTATCATAACGATAGTCAAGCAGTAATTCACTTTCACCCAGGAACTAATGGAGTAAATCAAAAAATAGTTTACAATGGACAAGAATATTTGCCAATACCAATAGAGGCTGAAGGTTTTGAAGTTTTAGGTAATCAAAGATTGCCTAGACCTAAAGTGAGGATATCTAATGCTGGAATGTATATGTCCTCTATATTAAGAAAGTATGAAAATTTAAATAACGCTAAGTTTGAGAGAACCAGAACTTTTGTTAAATTTTTAGATGATGTTAATTTTCCTGCTGGGAATCCATTTGGAGCCGCTAACCCAAACGCAAAATTGCCAAAAGAAAAATATTTTGTGTCCAGAAAAGTATCGGAAAACAAATTATTTGTAGAACTAGAATTAGTATCTAGTTTTGAACTTGAAAATGTTAGCGTGCCGAATAGAAAAGTTGCGTCTAGATATTGTAGTTGGATTTATAGAGGCGCAGGGTGTAGGTATGGACATAAATCAAGCACTCTCTCAGATGGTTTAGATAGACCTGTTGGAGATACAAATGATAGTTATTTTGTAACAGGCACCTCTGCTGGTAAATATTTTTTAAATTCTGGTATATTTCCACCAGAAGCGGCTAAACCGGGCAAAAATGCAATACACGGTGTTAGGTTGGGCGCAGATCCTGGAAATGAATCAGCTGTGATTATTAATAGTGGTATGTGGTATAGTGGAAGTCATACTTATCACGCTGGAGATTATATATTCAAAGTAAGTGATAGAATCGCTAAAGCTCAAGCGTTAAACTACAGCCCTCTTGCTTCTAATTATACATATTATGTGTGTAAAAAAACTCACGTTCCAACCAATGAAGACTTCAAACCAGAAAAAAGACAAGATTTATGGATTCAAGATGTTTGCTCCAAAAGGTTGGGTGGGTGTAAGTTAAGGTTTGATAGTGACGAATTTGACGACGGAATTAACGACGGAAAGGATTTACCATTTGGAGGATTCCCTGGAACGGAAACTTATGGCTATTAAACAAGAGATTATTAAAGAGTGTTGCAAAAGCGAAGAAGAAGTTTGTGGTTTCGTTTTTGGAGAGGAGGATTTTGATATAGTTCCTGTCAAAAATATTGCTAAGAACAAAGGCGATACTTTTCAAATATCAGCAAACGATTATCTATATGTTAAAAACAAATATGATCCGATAGCAATTTACCATTCTCACCCCAAAGGATCTGAGCAACCATCAACAAGAGATAAAAAAAGTTCTGAAGTTTCATGTTTACCATTTATAATATTTTCAAAGGAAACTAGAAAATTTTTCATTTATGAACCAGAAAATTGTAAAGACATAAGTAAATTAAAAAATATATTATATGAGAACCAAGATTAGACTACATGGTTTGTTAGCCACAAAATTTGGTCAAGAGTTTGAATTTGTGAATTTAAACAAGCCGACTGATTTTTTGTCTGCGATGTCTACCAAATATTCAAACTTTTTAGATGAAATAAAAACACAACATTTCAATGGTATGGATTATGAAATGGTTGTTAATGATGAATTAATTAATGATGTAGATGGTGCATTTGAATATCAAAAAATGAAAACAATAGATTTGGTTCCAAGTATCGCTGGTCATGGTGTGGATTTTATTATATATGCAGTTGTTTCTGCTTTTGTTGCTGCTGGTGTAGCTTATATATTATCACCAAAACCTCAATACAATGTTCAAGATGTGGTAGCTAGAGCTGAGAGCACAAGTTTTGTTTTCGGAACACAATTAAATACAACTAATCAAGGTAGCCCAGTTCAAGTTGGTTATGGAAGATTGAGAGTAGGTTCTCAAGTAATTCAAACAATCACCAAACAAATTGATAAAGATTCTGTTGATTCTAATTTGGGTCAAAATCCTCAAGGATATGGAGGTAGCGCAGGAGTGTAATTAAATTCAATGGCAAAAAAAATACAGAACAGTTACAAAAAATACTTAGATAAAAAACTAGGGGGTATTGTTGGATCTAAAGGTGGTGGAGGTAGTGCAAAGTCTGGAGGTACTGCTAAATTAATTCCACCAGATGAGGGAACAAATGTTTTCCAAAGTACGTCTGTGGCTCAAGTTTTAGATTTGGTTTCAGAGGGCCCTGTAGAGGGACCGGTTCAAGCAGATGGAAGTAAAGCTGATGGTTATGAAATTTTATCAGCTGTCCATTACACAGATACCCCCATAAAAACTTCTAGTTCTAAAGTTCTTCAAAAACTTGATGTAGATTTTGCCCGTATAGAGAGCATAGGAAGAGCTACCGTAACTGGTATAGTTGCTGAACTTGAATCTATATCTAATCTCATTGATACGGCTAATGGAATAGCCATGGGAGATGTTGCTAATCCAGTGGCAGAAAATGGTTTTGATGTAATATCAGTAGCCACTGCTACTATACAACAGGACGTTTTTATAGATCCAAATAGTCATAATGCGACCTCAAGTTTTGATTACGGAAATAGACACAAGACAGTTGATATGCTTGAAATAACGGGCGTTGTTATAAGAGCTAGTGATTCCGACGATGCCGCTGATAACATAACTGTTACAACTAATGGAGTTATTTTTGGCTCACCTATAGGAGCAGGACATCTATTTGGACCGGTAGTTCGTTTTACACCGAGCTATCAAGATATAGTTAAACGAATCAATAATTACAAGCCGTCAGAGTTAGATTCAGATAGGGGCACGGTAATAGGACTCGATGGCGAATCATACGATTTTAGATACACAAATAACAACGCTAGTATTAGAATTAGTGATAGAACTATAGAAGCATACGTAGATTTTGGAACTAATGCAAATGGTCAACTTGTTAGCGCCACGTTAAGAAATAAGGGGGTGTTTGATGTAAGAGAGGGAAGCTCCTCTGATTTTATAAGTGACCTAATGACTATTGAAGAGGGGGTAGCTGGATTCGGTTCGTTTAAAGCAACGGATTCGCACTATGCCACAAGATATATTAACTCTCTAAAAACAGAGGTTGAAAATTTGTACGATGACAGCTATTTATCGAAATTTTGTTTAGCTAGATTTAGAGTTCAAGCAGATCTCGGAACAAGTGGTGAAGCTGTTTTACAAGCTTTTCCTAGAACGGAAAATATAAATGGTAGTGGTCGAGTGATCAACCAAACAAAAAGTTTATTATCAGTAAATGATAGGTCGTTTAAAAGATCTTTTCAAGATCCAAGAACTTTAGAAATATACGAAAGTCCAGAAAATTATAGTTTTTTGGGTTATTTTGGAAATGGAACAGAAACAAGTTTACTTGGGGAAACATTAATGTTTTTTTATGTTGGTAATGCAGAAATTACTGGATCAAATGGACAATTTGAAACTGGTAAATTTTTCTTAAACCATAGTGGTACTGAAGGTAACCCTATGTCAATAGAAGATTTGTCTGCTGGTTATAACACTGGATACATGGAATTTGAAAGATTTACCGTAGCATACGATAGATTTAAATTATATTTAACAAATCCTAGTTATTATCAACTAGGAGATCCGAATGAATTTACTAAAAATAATATTAAATTTTCTTTCACTAGCGACAAACTAGAAAAGTATAATTATGAAAACGTAAACGTACAATTCACAAATGGAAGTGAATATCAAAATAAATTATCAGATTATTCATCTGGTAGTAGAGAGTATTATGTAAATAGGCAAATCTTAGGGGCGTTTTCTACTGATGCACCAGGAAGCGCCCAAGCTGGTTTAGGAAATGCTGACATTAGACATGAAAAAGATTTCGCTGGTTGGCAAGGAAATCTACCAGTGGACTCAGAAGAATTTTCTCACACACATATAATTCAACAAAAGGAAGTAACGAAATGTACACCAACTATAAAAATTGATAAACTTGAAGACACGATAGCTGAGGGAGAGAACGCTGGCACAAGTGCCCCGGCTAATTTAACTATGATAGTAGAGTACGGGTTTGAAACTGCTACTGAAATGTCAATTCCTCCACCTTTCCAAGGAGACGGTAATGAATTTAAACAATTGACTAAAGGTAGAGCTCTTCCAGCATTAACTGGACTGCATGATCTTTCAGTTTTTCAAATTAGCACTAGTGGAGTTTTCTTACAAGAAGTTGTATCTGGATCTGGGGTAATACTTAGAGGAACTGGCACAAATTCAGAGGGTCAAAAAACTGGACAGCTACATTATCTAAGTGCTTTTGATGCTTGTACAGGAGGAAATTTTGCATCTAACACTGATCAAAGTAATATATTTAAGGCTGGTCATGAACCAAAACTTGTTGATATGAGACAGTTCGGTTTTACAACTGATCATTTGGGTCAAATGTTTTATACAATAAATAATTTTGAAGTTCATCAAGATCACGACACTATAACAGGTTTATTACCTCTTACTGGAAAAACTCTAGTTTTTAAAAACGCTGATGGAGATATAATTCTTAATGATTCTAGGAAGCATGGTGAAGCATCAACATTAAACAGTGGTTCTGGAATATTTTATACTAAACAAGTTGGCGCTACTTATGATTTTGTAGCACCTTTTGTTTATGATCCGACAAATGATATAGATATTAGATCCTCTGTAGTGGTTGAATTTGGGCGTCATGTTACTGGTAAAGACCCAAGAGAACTTTTTAATTTTTCATTTGAGGGTGGACACGAAGTAATTGATGCAGAGTTAGAGAGTGGAATAAGAACTGGTAGTTTTGGTCATTTGGATTCTGCTGCTGCAGCTGGTGGAAATTTAGAATATTCCGCTGGTAGTGGATTTGTTGCAAGACCTGTACTAGAAGTCCTTTTAAATGGTAACACAAGAACTCGATTTAATGAAGCCTTTGTTAGAACAGGAGTTTTAGATAGAGCAGTTGTACCACCTCCTCATGGCACTCATAGAACAAACGCAGGCACACACGGCAATAAATTTTTTGCAATTCATAGTGGAGCCCCAACAGGAGCTGGTGGATCTGGTTCCCCATTGTATGAGGGTAGTGATTATAAAGGTGTAGGTTGTTTTGCTGGTGGTGCTTTTACGGGCCCATTTACCCTTAACAATCAAGTTTTTGGATTAAATAGAAATACATTAGGAGTAACAGCAGCTGTCGGTGGTTTTGATTTAGTAAATCAATCTGGATCGGCTGGTTTATCTGAACAAGAAGTTGATACAGCTTTAACGAAAGGAGCTTCATTACAAGATATAGCCTTATCAACTTTTAATAGAGCTCAAGAGTTTTCATTTAATGGGATTGTCACAAGACCTTATTTGAACACTTTGCAAATAGAAGATTTACCTAATCCTAGACAATTAAAAAATATAAAAGCCACAGATATTACTGGTGTTACAGAATCAATTTTAACTAGATTTAATATAAGTGGTGGGGATTTACTGTTCCCAGAAGATTCTTGGAAAGATGTTAAAAGATTTGTAAGGGTTAGAAAAAAAGAATTTGAAACTGAGTCTATTTTAATAAGTAGAGATGTTGCGCTTTCATATTTTACTGAATATATAGCATCTGATTTTACATATCCTTTATCATCTCTTTTTGGAAATACTATAGATGCAAGACAGTTTTCGGATATACCAGCGAGAACTTACGATATGAGGTTGAAAAAAATTCTTATACCTAGCAATTATTTTCCTTTAGACACAAATGGTATAGATAAAAGATTTATAAACGACGAAAAATCTTATGGTCAAAGAAAACTTTTAAGACCAGATGAAAAATTTGCGCTAACTAATTTAGATACAATTTTTCTAAAAGGTACAGACAATTTTGAAATAGAATTTGAAGTAAGATTAGGGGTATCTGATAACCCCAGTAAAACATATGATTATGTTGGCAAACACGAAGGAGGAAACTTAACCTTTAACGAAGCTAGATTTCACACTGGAATAACAGAGGTGCCTGGTGCTAGTTTACTTATTTGGGATAATGATCAAGAATACGCTCAGTGGCATGATCAGTTTACTGGACATTTTCAAGCAGGTTGGATAGGTTTAGCAGATTCTGGTGTTGAGTCTAATACTGTATCAATAGCAGATGGAAGAAGGACTGGATTTTTCTTTATAAATGATGGTGGTCAAACTAATAGACTATCAACGGGGTTAACCGGACACACTGATTCTGAGGGAAGATTAAGTAATACAGTAATCAATGGAAGAAGGTACGAAGTTTGGGCTGATGCAGAACCAAATAACGCTGGTGGAACAGAAGATGTTATCGCAGTAAAAACTGATGGAGAGTTAAATGATTTATCGTTTTCATCTACAAGAACGGGCTACTATAGGCAGATTGAACCACACAACACAACTCAAAGTGGACAATTTATATTTTCTACAATAGCAACGGGAATCACTGGTCAAGCAATTGAAAGTAACACTAATATGTTTTGTTATGTTACAGGTAATAGATTGTGTTTTTCAACTGGTAGTTTTTCTGGAAGAGCTTCGAATGGAGAAGGGCATGCAACACCATCAATAATTGAAGAAATAACTGGAGCTGGAAATCAAGTAGGTACAATAAATTTCCACGATGGAAATGGAAAAACATTAAGAGGTGCAATCAATGTTGTTGGAACAAAAGTTGAAATGCGATTGAATATTACTGGTCATGATTATAGGGAGGTGTTTAGTTTACAAAATAGACCAGATATGGTTTTTGAAAATGGAAAATTTATAGTAGGAGCTTTTGGAACTGGTCACAACGCTACTGGATTATTAAAGAAAGGAAGTGAAGGAGCTTATTTTTCTGAACTTAAAATAAGAAGAAATGGTGCATTAATACATCACGTTGATAGTGATCCTTTATCTGGTTATTTTTATGGTGGAGGCAACACTGGACAATTTATAGGGGTTACTAATGTTCGTGAAACTAAACCAACTGTGGGTTACACAGCGGGTGATAGGAGATCTGTTGTTCCATTTATACCTGTTGTTGCGTCAACTGGGTTAGTTTTAAGTAATCCTGTACCATTTATTAGTGAGATAGGTATACCTACTGGAGATTATTTAAACGCTGATGGATCTAAACCATCTATACAAAGAGTTGCATTTAGTGGTGGACACGCTTTAGAAGTAACTTTTGATAGAGATCTACTACTTACAGATATTTTAAGACCTCGTGCTTTTATACGAGTAGACGGTGTAAATGGTGGGGGCTCCGCAGCTGGAACGGGTGCTTCCGTTTTAGGCTCAAGCACACCTAGTAACAAGGTTAATGGCTTGCATAGAATATTGGCTATAGAGGGCACTGGAACTTCTCCCGCACACAGTAAAATTATATTTTTTGGACCAAATGAACATGGTGGAAATTTAGATGCTAGTGTTAGTGCTTCAGCCCTCTTTGAACTAAGTGATAAAAGCGGAACTCAATATACGGATGTTGTAACAGTTGATACGAATCCAAATAGCCCTAGTAAAAATGTAGTTATTGATGAGAGTGGATTTTGCTCTAAGAAATTGATTAATGTATACGAAGGAGAATTCAATGGTTCTCTTAAAACTGGTTGGTCTGATAATCCAGCTTGGATTTTGTATGATATGATGATAAATCCTGTTTACGGAGCTGGAGGGCAACTAGATGACTTACAAGACATAGATATATTTAAACTTTATTCTTTAGGAAGATACTGTGATGGTGTTGATAAAGATGGTGGCTTTTCTGGTATATCAGATGGCAAAGGTGGTTTAGAGCCAAGATTTTCTACTAACGCACTCATATCAAATGAAACTAATGCATTTGAATTAATAGGAACTTTAGCATCTTCATTTAGAGCTATACCTTATTGGGGTGGGTCTTCATTTAACTTTACAGTTGATCAACCCAAAAAACCAACTGCAATATTTAACAATCAAAATGTTTTAGATGGACAATTTAACTACTCTGATTCTTTAAGATCGTCTAGGTACTCAAGAGTAGCTGTATCTTACCAAGATAAAGATGACAAGTTTATGGTAAAAACTGAGTACGCTGAAGACGAAGATAGAATCAAAAAATTTGGTTTAGTTACAAACGAAGTAGAAGGATTTGGTTGTACATCAAGAGGACAAGCCCAAAGACTTGCTAGATATATATTATTCGGAAATACAGTAGAAACTGAAAGTGTTAGATTCACAGCTGGTCAAGAAGCTTTAGTTGTAAGTCCTGGTGATATAATACAAATAGAAGATGAATTAATGAATTTTGAACTCAGTTATGGAAAAGTTTTAGGACTGCAAACCGGAACTGGAGCACCACTTGGAACTTTCCCAGATATTGGTGGAGATTCACATTTTGTTTTGATTAGCTCTGACGTAAAAACTGGTATTATAGATACTGGAAAGGGTATTCAATTATTCACAACATTACAACAAACAGATTATCAAAAATTATATGACATAGCTCACGATCCATTTAAAACAGGTTTAGTTGGACCAGATAATGATGTATTTAGTGAACATATTCCTTTAAGAGCCATAGAAAATTTAGATAGAAGACAATTAAGTGAATTTGACATAACTGGTTTCAAAGCAAGCGGAGAACATTTAACAAAAGTTTTATTAGATCCAAAACAAAATGATTTTGAATTTATAACAGGAGTTCAAACTGGTAGTTCTTTCAATGTAAGTTTAACTAACAGAGATCAAAAATTTTATAGAGTAACCTCTATAAGTGAAAGAGAGGTAAATCAATACCAAATAGACGCTGTAGAATTTAACACAGGTAAATTTACAAAAATAGAAGAATTAAACTTTGTGGACACTGGTTATGGGTTTAATATAGGAACACCAACTTTTGAATTAAATGTTCCTACACCGCCACAAGGATTTATTACTGGAACAGGTTTTCTTCCAGACGGTTCAATCCAATTTACTGGACAAATAACAGGGCAAAGTGATGGAACGGAGGATAGATATAGGGTTTCCCTAACGACTCCAAATCAAAGATATATATTCAAAGAATTTATTAAAGATCAGAGTAGCGATCCCCCAGTTACACCATTCAACATTTACAATTTAAGCGCTGTTGGCACTTACAAAGTAGCGATTACAGCTATACAAAACCCAGAATCGCCTTATAAACTTACTGGATCATTTGCGATAAAAAATACTGGATTAAATTAATTTAAGTAATTTTCTGCAATCTTTAGCTGGAATGTCTTTGAAGCTGTTCCAAGTCTTAACTTGTTCAGTATCGCCATCATATTTACCATCTTTATATAAAGCACGCAACCAGTCTTTAAATCCATCGAAGGTGCTTACACCTACCTTATCATTCAAGTTCTTAGCTAAGATGCCTTGAGGGCTAATATCGGTCGATTTTGAGTTGCTAGATAAATCTATTGGTTTGTTTTTATCTTTAGAGCTATCTATTTCATCACCACCAACAATATGAATGTTAAGAAAGTTACGAACGCAACGGACAAAAGCACGATTTTCTGCGATACACTCTAAAAATTTAGCCGCAAAACCATTGGTATTGTTTGTCGTGGCGTTTGCGATGGAAGCAAAAGTCTGTGTGCCATTGCTTTCATAGTTTTCTATCCAATTAACCATGCATTGAACTACAACACGACTATCAGATGACTCAGAAATGTCATATGTAACATTGTGAAAACCACGAAGTCTAGCTAGCTCTTTGATACCACTTAGCTTGATAAGTAATTGATTATCATTTAAACCTTCTACAGATTCTGGAACAGGCATCTTTCTGTACTCAAACCAATCTTTGTTTGGGTATAAATGCTCTGATTTAATCATGGCACGCCAGTTAACGGAGCCATCTTCATTAAAAACATAATCAACTGATTCTAGGAGACCATGTTCGTTTCTTTTGTATTTATCTGGACTACTCATATATATAAAAATCTTCTATTTCTTTTTGTGAATCGCTATTATTAACAAATAAATCTGTTTTGTCAACAATTTTAGAAGAAAATTCTGAGAAATAAATTTTACCGTCTGATATAAATTTTTTCTTAGAAATATATTTTAAGTTGTCTTTTTTGTCTAATTTCTTTGTTTGTGGTCTTTCTACAACCTCAAAATCAAAATATTTTTCTCTTAAATCGTTAATGATTTCTTTATTATCTACTATAACAATTAAAGAAATTTTATACGAAGTAATTTTTTTAAAAAATTTATTATAATTTAAATCCAAATCATTTAATTTAAAAATAATGTGTTTGGTTCTCTTGGATATAGCGTGCAGTAAATTATCACTAATTTTATCTTTTAAATGTAGTGTTAAAATAGATTGCGTAGACCATTCGTAAATTTTTTGTTCATCAAAATTTAAATCCCCTCTTAAAATAATCTCTTGATCTTGAAGTTCTGGAGAGTGTGCAAAAAAATTAGGAACTATTTCTACTTTGGGAAGGTGAAAAGTTTGACCAGCATACACGGTTTTAAACTCAATTTTTTCTTTTATATTTAATAGGTCGAGAATTTTTTGAGCAACTTTCTCTGGCTTTATTTCATTAATCCTAACTATGTTTTCTTGCGTGGCAAAAGAAGGTTTTAATTCCTTAAAGTCTGGCTCTAACAAACTAGTTTTTGATTCTTTGTTCCACAGTGGTTTTGTATTTTCCTTATAATTATTAGAAAACAGCGCTACAATTGGTTTATCATAATGACTTGCCACATGCATATAAATCTCATCTAAACCTATGTAAAGAATAGAATTAGATATGATATAATTATTGTGTCTGTTAGTGGCAGGTGAAATTATTTCATCCACCCCTTTTGTATTTAAAATATGATTGTTGCTAATTTCTACAATTTTAATATTGTTTTTAGACAAGTGTGGTTTAATTAAACTAAACACTATATCCCAATAATAATATTGCTTGCATTGCATTTCTGTTCCACCTTGAAAAACTATATATTTTTCGCTTTGAACTGGATAAAAATGATTTGTTATTTTTGGTTTGCCGATTTGTACGCCCAAATCTTTTGCATATACTTCTGCTACGTGACTCATGTGTATAATTTAAATTGTGTTTTATCTTTACCATTGTGTTGGTAGTTATGAAATTTTTGAGTTCCAACATGTGGCACAAAAGCACAATCAAAGTAACCTTTGTGTTCGAATCTTCCCTCTAAAAATAATAAGTTATCTAGTTCTGGTTTATATGGTAAAACCTTGTGAACTGATGGGTGATCATCTGCATATGATGTAAATTTATCATCCACAAACATATATATGTCGTGTTTTGGATACAAGCTTTTTAAATTGTCAATCATGCTATTGATAAACAAAACATCAGTGTCTGATTGAGGTATAACAATTGCAATCCTGTCACCTGGGTCTAGTAAGTCCTCTAAACTTTTTAGTTTTTGACCATCATCTTCAAACTTAAAATCCCAGTTTACATCTGGCATATCATCTATAATTTTTTCTAATCTTTTGCCAACAGATTCTATTGAATAATTTTTAATGGTAAATTCTCTAGCTTTTGATCCAATTAATTTAAGTTTATCTTTTTTTAATTTATAAACCTTTTTTAGTTGTCTAGCTATGCTGTTCGCAGAGGTAGATGCTTTAATAAATTGAGTGCCAGGCTCTCTATACTCTGCCCAGTCTAATTCAAAGCCACCACTTTCTGGAGTACATGAATCTTCTCCACAAGAGTAATTAGTAACTAGAGTGGGTAGTTCTGTTAACTTAGCTTCAAAAATAGGTATTTCCATACCGCCACTAGTAAATGGGTGACAATAAACATCCATTAAATTATAAACTTCGTTTAGCTGACTTTCATCAACACCACAAGATATATTAGTTGTATTAACTGATTTTTTAGAACCACAAAATTTACAATCTTGACTCTCGCCAACAAAAGGTTTTACCTCGTAGTTTTTACAATCTTTACAAACATAAGTGGTTAAGATGTCATTTGGATTGATATTTTTTTCTTTTAATAATCTAGGTATATCCCATCCTTCAGACCAGTGAGTATGCAAAAGTAATTTTGCTTTAGATTCTGGATTTTCTTTTTTAAATATTTGAAACCCATCTAGTAAGTTTGGAACGCTTTTTCTTAGTTGGTTTCTAAAAACAAAACCTATAATAAACTCATTAGATAAATTGTTTTGTGCTCTTAAACGTACTCTATCATCATCACTTAATCTAAAAAATGTTGAAGTATCTAAAGCACCTGGTAAGGTTTTAACATTTTTATGGCCTAATTTGTGCATTTCTTTTTCTGCAAAAGAAGCCCAAACATAATAATTTTTTATATCTGGCGCCGCCTCTATCGCAGTTGGCAAGATTGGTAAACTATCTAAAGTTGTCCATATCATACAGTTTGTTTTATTCCACCATTTTCTTTTCCAGTATCCATTAAAACCCCAAATGTCTTCAACACCAATATAAACATCTGGTTTATATTTTGATATGGCTTGGTCTATTGTCATACCTCCATAACTAGCGTCCCTTTGAGCTTCTGGATTGTGCTGTAATTGCTCTAATATAGCTGGATTACTAGGTAAAGTGCCTTGTGTTTCCCAAGGTCTATTTTGTAACGCTGGGTGATCCCAGGTTGCGCCATTTGCAAATTCTACGATTTTATATTTCTTGGTTTTATATAAATATCTTAAAATATTTTTAGCATTTTTACCAAATCCAGTAAAAGCTTTTGAGCTATTTGAATGAAATAATACTGTTTTCACAATTAGTATTTAAAAAACTGAGTTAAGAACATTTGTAGTAGCACGACTAAAGCTCTAGCCTCGCCTAACTCTATACCCAAACCAAATTTTAAACTGCCATTTTTAACTATTGAAAAAGAAAAAGCATTGCCACCATTCTTTTTTTCGTAAGGTTTGAAAGATATTTGTGTTTTATCGTCTTTGTAAGAGTGAAAAGCTTTAAATTCTATATATTTTTCTATAGAATATATTAAAGAACCCACCTCATGTTCATTTAACTTAATATAAATATTTTTTTCTGGGTCTTTTGCATTAGCACTAAAAGATCCAGTTTTTTTATTGTTGTCCCAAGATGCTTGCTTTATCCCTTGAATTAAGAAACTTGGTTTTGTTTCATTACCCTCCTTATCTTTAGATATGATTTTGAAAGAAAAAGCACATCCAGAGTTATAACTATTTGGTTTGTATAAATTGTATTGCATTGATTTATTATACTATATAAAGTGTAAAATTCTAAACAATGAAGTTATTTTTTGACCATATTTGTGGCAAGCAGGCAGACACAGATTTCATACATATGTTAGTAAGCGCCACGGTTGATAAAGGCGAAGAACAAGAGGCATTAGATAATGGTTGGTGCCCATCAAACATATGGTACAAACAAGACACAGATTTTATGAGGGACAACAAAATCGTCTGGTATCAAAGTAGACAATCTAGAATAAATTTAAGTAAATACTCTATTACAAGCACAGAAAAAAAAGCTAGGAAGAAAATAACTAAAAACAATGTAAAAATAAATATAACTCAAAATCCAGATTTTAAAAAATTATATAAAATTTATTTAAATTATATAAATCACAAAAATTTTTCAGATATGATGTCGGAAAAAGAGTTTATGGAAAGTTATGATAACGACACAGATTTTTTTATATTGTACGATGATTGTGCGTTTAGTGTTGTTGAGCCAGTCGGAGAAAGTTTAATTTCTCATCAGTTTTGTTGGGACTATAAAAATCCTGTTCTAGGTCTAGGTAGATATTCTACTTACGAAGAAATTAATTTAACAGAAAAAATGGGTTTAAAATATCTATACTTAGGGCCAAGTTATGAAACTCATGCAAAATACAAAAGCTCATTTCAAGGATTTGAGTTTTGGACAGGCAGAAAATGGTGCGATGATGAATCAAAATATTTCGACTTATTAGATCAAGATGAGAAAATAGAATCTGTAAGCGAATTAAATAATTCTTATGATTCATTCTTTGATTCTTTTTCTGTATAATGTAAGTCGGTGAACTCAGTCATAAAAGAATTATCTGTATATTTGATTCTTTTGTTTTCTACACTATAAAAATTTTGATCTATTTGATATCCGGGGTTTTTAGTTAGCGGTTTCTCTACCCAAGCATCGTCGTGCCATATGATTCGATTGTTTGGATAAGCATAAAAGTTTCCATTTTCCATTTTAAACATATGTGCACATTTATGTTCTGGGTGTTCTGAAAAATTTGTATCTAATATAGATTTGTTTTCCCAACCCCAATCTATAGTAAACATATACTCACCCCACTCTCTTTTGTTTGAAGGTGTTATAAGTATCGCCCTTAGACCTTTTAATCTAGATCTGATACCTACATCTACATAAGGAGAAAAGCAATCCCAATACATAGCTTCTTCTAGTGGCACTGGATCACACTTTTTCCAACATAGTGCTGTAATTGGTCGTCTTGTCCAATTTACTCCATTATCTAAGTAACATTCAAATAAGGGTACTCTTTTCTCTATAGATGTTACGGAGTGAACGTCACACAAGGTATAATCCCCGTACCCTTTTTCGTGATTAAATAAGTACTCGTTTCTAATATAACAAGTAAACGTTGGTAAGTTATGTGTTAAGTATGGCATATAAATAAATCATCACAAGTTGTAAGTAGATCTGGGTAATCATTAGATACTAAACATCTAATAGATTCATAGACTTTATCAAATCTAATATATTTACTTGGTCTAGTGTTAGCGAATACAATATATTCATATATGTGCAAAGATATGTTTTTAAGCAGAATAAATTTATATAAAACAAGGCAGTAATTATTAACTTTTGTTTTGAAGGTTGATAAATCAACATCAATACTTGAATGAGAAGTATGATATTGCTCTAAGAAAGTATCTGCCACATCAGTATCGTATAAACCAATATTTAAAATAAATAAAGCTACATCAAAATATAGATCTAAATAAAGGCTGTCTTGAAAATTTATAAATTTAACAAACTGATTACGGTACAATATTCTAGATCTTGACATGTCACAATGACAAATACAAACCTTGTTTTCGTTTAAAGAATTTAAACCTGTTTCAAGATCTGATTTTAAAGTTTGCGTAAATGACATTAAATCATTGTAAAACTTTTTCACCATTAAGAAATCGTAATCTTCAAAAGACAAATTGTTTTCAAAATCACAAATGTTTGTGGCTTTTTCTAATAATTTTGTTTTTTCTTGTGAAACACTTTTTTCTGTTTTTTCGTGAAGGATTGAAAATGTGTTAGCTATTGTTTTTATATTGTGGTAAAAATCAGTATCACAAAAGTCCGTGAAAGAAAAACTGTTCTCAGCTGACAAAATTAATATGCAAGTTTTGTTACTATCATCTAATTTTTTATATAATACCGGATAAGGTGCTATAACAGATATTTTACCATGTATTTCTATTAACTTATCATACTCATTTTTTAATGGGTTGTCGTCAGTATAGGTCGCAACCTTTAAGAAATATTTTTTGGTTTGGTCTGTAAAAGAGTATAAATCATACTGATAATTCGAATCAATAAGTTTAAGTGTTTGAGATATATTTAAATAATTGAGAAACTTATTTTTAAATTCGTCACAAGAAGCTAGTAATGAAAGAACGTATTTTTTAGAAAAGGTGTCGTTTTCTAATGATGAAGACGACTGATCCAAAAAAACATTGTCTTTTAAATAATTATCTATTTTAAAATTATTTGTACCTCTACTTGCCATTATATATTTTACACTAAATTACACCCCAAAACCTATTTCACCCTCAAGTCTAACATTGTCTAAATTCTTGATAGAATTAGTATTAGCCCCTATTTTCTCAGCAAAAATCTCGTAAATTAACTCTGAATCAACCTCAAAAACCTTTTTAGATAGGCCTTCGCCCCACTTTTTAACTAGATTTTTAAACTTTTTTTCATTTTTTTTGTATTCTGGCTCTTTTGTTTTGTTATTAATCTCTGCTTCTATTAGCTTATCCTCTATTTCTATTATCTCTTTTGGTCTTTTAAACTCTTTAATTTTTGTTTTGCATCCTAATTCGTCTAAAATATCAAAAGCTTTATCTGGAAACCTTTTTTTGGGCTCGTATTTGTCGCACAAATCGATAATTAAATCTATCATTTTGTCGGAATACTTAACAGAATGAAACTTTTCGTAAGAAAACTTGGTATTTTTTAGTAATCTAGCACATTGTTCTTTGGTAGGCTCTTTAACATCAACTTTTTCAAATCTTCTTTTAAGTGCCGACTCTTTGCCAAAATATCTATCATATTCTTCTTTAGTTGTAGCTCCTATCACGGAAATATCCCCTCTAGACAAAACGGGTTTTAAAATATTAGCAACGTCCAATCCACCCTCAGAGCTACCCGCTCCTATGATTGTATGTATTTCGTCTATAAATAAAACATACTTATCACTGTTGGTAAAAAATGACAGAACTTTTTTAATTTTTTCCTCCATTTGACCTCTATACATAGATCCAGCAACTAAATTAGTTAAACTTAGAGATATTATTTCTTTTTCAAGCAACAGCTCTGGGCAAGATCTAAAAATAATTTTTTCGGCTATACCATCAACTATCGCAGTTTTACCTACGCCAGCGTCACCAACTAGTATTACATTACTTTTGTTTTTCTTTAATAAAATCTCAAAGCACCTACTTATCTCCTTGTCTCTTCCGAATATTTCTGGTCTTTTTCTTTTAGATAAATTAACGTTTATATTTTCACACCACTCATTTATACCATCAGAGTTAGATGATTTTGGTTTTGCTTTGTTAGCTGTCGGTTGTTTTATTGCCCCATTTCTTAAAATATCCTTAAAGAATGGAACCATTGTTAAAATATCTATCTGTAAGGCAGTTAAAAAACCAACTATTTGGTCTCTTGTAGTCAATATTGATAGAAATATATGGTCTACCCCTACACCGCCATGATCACTCAATCTTGCAATTTTTACTGAAAAATCAAGTATATCAAATATTTCTGGAGCAAATATAAACTTTTTTCTTCTAGGCTCTTTATAGCTATCTAAAATTTTATCTAAAGTATCTTGTAAAACACTCTTGGATATCCCAAATTCATCTAGGCAGTGGTCTATATTAATATTCTCTTGGTCTAATAAGCAATAAAAAAGGTGCAAGTCAATAACTTTGAGATGACCTTTTGTGTCTGCGTATATTTGTGCATCTACTATGGCTTGTTTAGCACTTGGTGTTAAATTATATTTGGAAAAATCACTCATTTTAAATCGGCTAGTCTTGTATATATTTTTTCATCTAAAATCATTAAATTATTAGCAAAAATTACATCTTCTGCAGTATTACCAAAAGCAAAAATAATTTGTCCATCTTTAGGTTTTACACCTCCAGACTGATAGTATCTATCTAAATTATCAGCACGTCTATTATTCATTAACATAATGTTTACCTTACCATTATCATCATGAGCCTCGATTCTTAGGTATTTATTACCACTAGAGCTTGTTCTACTAATAGAATCAACAACTATCCCAACAAACTTTACAGCGGAGTTGTTTTCAATTGATTTTAACTCTATGCTATCTGTTAATCTACCCTCGTCTTTAAATATATCTTTAATATCACAAGAATGACTATAGCCTAAATATTTCCTTTCAAAATACCAATTTGAAAACTTAAGGTGATTCTTATTTCTATCGTAAATTTCTCTATAAGAATCGTATTTAGACTTGAAAGTATTAAATCTACTTTTTTTCATGATTGGTTTGTTATCATCGCCAACTAGTTGATTAGATACGCAATCTTGTATTGATTTCAATATGTCAAAATTATATTTATGACCGATTAGTTCATAATTTCTTTTTTCTCTGTCAGTCAATAAATTAAATGATTGAGATTCTAAAACTAAACGACATCTGTTAGGATGACCAGATATTTCTTCACAATAAGAATCTACTAAACCACCTTGTATTAAGCCAGATAAAACACCTATATTTATACCAGCTTGTTTCGCTGAATTAAACAAATCATATTTGTTTTCAAAAGACCCATTTGTTTTTCTAAACTCTATAATATTTTCTAAAGTCTTTTCTGATACACCTTTAATACTATTTAAACCATACCTTATATTTCTACCCTCTATGGAAAAATCTAACTCTGATTTAGCTAAATCTGGCGCCAAAAGTTTCATATTAAATTGATATAACTCTTGGTTTATAAGAGATATTTCATTATGAGAATCTGGCTCATGTTTAGCCATTTTTAACAAACTTAAGAAAAACTCTTGAGGGTGTTCAAATTTTAAGTATGTAGTGATTGCGGCTAAAGTAGCATAACTGATAGAGTGTGATTTGTTAAAAGAATAATTTGCAGAGTCTTCTGCTACTTTCCACAAAACATCGCCAATTTGCTTTTGTAATTTATTCTCACTTATCTTCTCTTCAATTTTAGCTTTCCATGCTGGCATTTGATCTACTTTTTTCTTACCAACAATTCGTCTAAGTTGTTCCGCTTCGTCAAGAGTAAAACCAACCTTTACAGCCATTTGCATCAACTGTTCTTGATACAAAGGAATACCCCCAGTATATGAAAGTATATCATCAAAAAATTCGTGAACAGAATTGAACACGCTAGTCTTTACATAGCTTGTGTATGTATCTAGATAATCAAGAGCACCAGGACGGGCAATAGCAACCACGGCAGATAACTCTTCAAGATTACGAGGAGCAATTTTCTTAGCTGCCTTGAAGTTTGTATCCGCCTCAATCTGGAAGAGACCCTTTGGTGCCTCAATGAATTTGAAGTTTTCATATATGTTGTTTGACTCAACATCTATAGTTTCAATATCCATATCTAATTGTTTTAATGTATCGTGAACAACAGATAATGTTCTTAAACCTAAGATGTCGAACTTAACCATTAGAGATGCTACATCATTCATGTCGTATCCAGAGACATAATTACCATCATTAGTTTTCTGCATAGGCATGACTTGTTCTATGTTATAGAAACTAATAGCAATCCCAGATGGATGAACGCCAGTATTCTTATTTAATCCTTCTAGTTTTCTGGCTATCTTAAATACTAATGGATTGTCGTCACAAAATTGTCTAAGTTTTTCGCTTTCATCATAAGCTTTGTCTAACTTAAATACCTTTCCGAACTGTTTAGGTATTAGAGAACTTATATCATTTACTTTTTGTTCTGAATACCCACCGACAATCTTACCGCACTCCTTTACACATAATTTACTGCTCAATGTGTTTAGAGTTAAAATTTTACAAGTTTTACCTTTGTGCTTATCTTCAATATATTTGATTACCTCTGCTCTTCTATTGTAACTGATGTCATTATCCACATCGGCTAACAAAGAGCCGTCTAGGTACGTTATATCGTCAACAATAGTCTTTTTAGCTCTGCTTCTAGATACAAATCGCTCAAAAAACAAATCGTACTGAATTGGATCAATATTTGTTACCTTTAGTAAATATAATACCAACGAGCCGGCCGCAGAACCGCGACCTGGCCCAGTTGGTATATGATTCTCATGACAAAAATTCAAAATATCCCAATTCAAAAGTATATAATCCACAAACCCAAGCTCTTGCAAAACGGACAACTCCATCTTAACTCTATCGTAATATTCTTGTTTGTTTTCTAATTTATCAATACCTCTTTCCTTAACACCTTTTAAGCACAGCTCACGAAGCAGGTCGTAATTAGATGATGTGTTAGAAATACCCAACTCATCGTAAAATCTTTGCTCCACCTCAATCTCTGGTAGTCTTACGCCAACTGGCATAGGTTGATTAAATGGTTCTAAATTTCTAATTCCCATATTTGTTTCTGAAATATTTCGAAGTTCTTTTCTATATCGTATAAAGCATCATGTAGCTTTGTTTCATCAAAGTCAATATTATAATGCTGTAATAGATGTTTCTGATTTGTTTTTAAACCACGTTCTCTAAAGTGAAGGTATCTCATTTGCCAAGCAAGTAATTCATTACCTGGATTTTTATCTCCCTTTGCTATAGCTTTTGCTAAAATATTTGTATCTAAAAGTTCACTAATAAAATTTTCATAACTAATTCTTACGCCCATCTTTCTAAGCCAAACGCCTAAGATATAAATGTCATAACCAAGAATATTGTGACCAAGAACAATGTTATTGCCATACAAAGCTTTTTCAAAGTCTTTCCAAACAACCATTGGATCTTCTGCAACTTTATCATAGTGTTTTTTATTAAAACCAGTAACACGAGCCGCATCTGGAGATACATTTAAATCTTTCCATTTGATAAAGCGATTGTGTTTCTTGATAACCTTTTTGCCCTCGCATTCAATCCAAGCTATCTGCCAAGGTTTAGAGGTAATTAAGTTTAATCCCTCTGTCTCGGTATCAAAAACTATATAGCGTTGTTTAAAGTTGTACCTAAGTAATTCTTCCATGATGCGAAACAAAATTCGTCACTACCAAAGTGATCTAGTCCAGGGTTCGATAGATCATAAGTTCTACCTATCCTGCGGTTACAAATTAATTTATAAGTTTGAAAAGCCAAAACATCTTCTTTGTCTTTATAATATATTGACTTTGCATTAAAGTTTTCGTTTAAATGATTCTTGCAGTAATTTAATATTTTATCTTCAATCAAACAATCAAAAGGGAGATTGTTATCTTCTATAATAAAAGGTATATCTCGAGGTAAATCGACAACACAGTTAGAAAAAGTTGTTAAATTTTTATGTAAGAAAGAATCGTAAAAGGGTACAACATACTGTAAATTTTTTGTAGAGTCCCAAGGCCTTGTGATCTTTGTGTCCGATTGTTGGGTGTAAAGATTATATAATTCTTTTGCACCAGCATCACCATTTGCGAAAGCAATCATTTTACTTTCTGATTCTTCGCTTTGGTCGTCATTATACACAGAGAAACGCAAACCAAAACGTAACCTATCTTCAAACTTTCTAAAGGCTTCTGGAAAACCCGTCATACTGTCTTCAACAAAGTGAACCTCTTCGAAGTCCTTTGTTAACTCGTGTACATCATCTACTCGTAAAATGCTTTTGCCTATAGACGAATGTGTCTTAAATAATGGAATCATATCACCAATATAGATGGTAATGTCGATTTGTCAATACTATATCTTTAATTCTTTAATTAAAATATTATAACAGTCTGATTTAAACCTCCATTTGCCATTGCCTCTGGGGTCTATCTGACCTTTTTTGCCAAACACAGCTTTCTCATAAAACTCTTTCTTTTTCATGAAGCCGTAAACATAGGCCACAGTATTAGATTCGTTAACACCCACAAAACAATAAGCATCGCATTTTTGTTTAGTATTGTAATCAGAAACATTTAAGTTCCAGTTTTCATTTGGGTGAAATTGATCTGAAAATTTTTTAGTTTTTATATCTATCTTATAGTCTTTAATTATAGTGTCATAATCATAAGTGTTTTCACCTTTACCTTTATAGACGTCTTTAACAATAATTTCACCGACCGCTCCAGCAAGATTACCCTCACCCTTCGTAATGCTGTTATTTAACTCTTTGAAATCAAAAAGTTTTTTAGCTCTATCTAGTTGGTCTTTTGTAACTTTAAATTTTTTCATAAATGTTTTGGACAACCTTTGTAGTATTTTATTGAGTGACTGCCTCCTTCGGGAACCATGCTTTTGTCAAACTCATCTTGGAAGCATGAAGCATGAAACTCTCCTTCTTTGTTTAAAATCGTGACATACCAAAAATCAAATTTGTATGGACAATGCCACATTACAGACCCATCCTTTTTTAACTGACCTTTTTCTTTTGCAAAACCACACTGTAATCTACCACCAAAAGAACCATCATCTGGGAAACCTCTGTCATGTGCAAAATTAGAATGTGCATCTACTTCATCAAAGTTTTCTAAATATTCTTGTATGTTAGCTAATTGTAATTCAAAACCTTCTAAGTCATCTTCGTCTAAAGGCTTCATTTTTAACAAACCCTCTTTCTTTAAATTAAATTTAAGGAAAAGAAACTCTGCATTTCTATTTACATACTCTGGAAATAAATGTTTTACAGCCAAACAATAAATGTAGTCTTGTAAATTATCTTCTTTTTCTTTGCCTTCAAATATTTTTTTAGATGTTTTAAAATCTCTTACTAAGGCTACTTTTTTTTCTTTGTATAAGAAAAGTTGATCAATGTAACCCCTAATACGGTAACCATTTTTTTCTATATCAAATTCTAGCTCTGCATAACTTTCTGTTGGTATACCTAAATCTTCACCATGAAAGTTACAATCTAAACCATTTAGAATCATTTCTTTCATAAGTGTCATATTTGAATCGTCATCTATCCCTTCTGCAGATGCTTCAGACAACATCATATCTTTAACAGTTTTGTCTGCAAATGGATCTTGTTCTTTAACTATTTTGTTAAAAGCTTTTTTGGTGTTTTGCTTTGCTAAGTGTTCAAAAACATTATGACATATACTACCACGTCTTGCACCATCATTGTTGGTGTCTGGTAAATGTTGAATATATTTAGACCAGTATAACCAACTACAAGATTGTGCGGTTTTTATACGGCTCGCTGATAATTTAACTTCCATAAATGTCCCAAATTTTTTCGAAATAATAATGAACTATAGTCATAACAAACGAAATGAAAATACCAAAAAGGGTAACATGCCAATCCCCAAACCAGAGTCTGGCCATTAGGGTACAAAGAACTATTGAGAGAACTCTCCATATTACTACCTTTTTCACGAATTTAAAATTTTAATTAATTTTTTACAAGAACCGTTTTTATTTAATGATTCGTTGTTTTCTATTTTAGATTTTATCCAATCTTGTGTTTTTTCATCTCCTAAGTTCCATTTATCTTTTCTTGCGTACCAACTTGAAAATATATCAGTATTAGGAGGATCACCATGTAACATATCTCCAAAGTCATTAAGTAATGGTGGATTAATGGATATGACATTTAAATCATATATTTGAGATAATTTTGCAACGGTTTTAACTGAAGCTATACCACCAGAGTTAGTTTCTTTGTTTTTATCATTGTTCATTGCTACAATGATTTTATCTAAATTAAAAGTATTAAGATACGACATTACTTTAGATGAGATATCTAAACCAGCGAGCATCAAAACATTTTTAAATCCAGCTTCATAAAGAGCCATACAGTCGCCAATACTTTCTACTAAAATAACTTCTCCTTGCTTATCAATGTGGTCGTGAGCAAGGTGATGTGGATAAACCCAATCTGTTTTTCTACCCAAATGTTTCCATTTCGGTATATTATCTCCCTCTACGACAGTGCGACCAGAAAAACCATGTATTTGATTATCTAAATTAAAAATTGGAAAAACAATACGACGATACATTTTACCATTTCCAGCATATCCGCACATAAATAATTCTTGAGTCTCTGTTGAGATATTTTTCTTTTGATAAAAATTTCTTATAGGTAAAAGTTTTTCTAAATATGATTTGGGGTATATTTTTTCCATCTGTATTTTTTCTTCTTTAGGTTGATATGTTTCTGTATCAACTGCTGAATCTGAAACATATTGTTTTAATATTTTAGGGTCTTTTGTATTAAGCGTTTTTTCTACTAAAACTTTAAATGGTAATGGAGTAGAGTCTATACCAAAATCTCTCCATACACCAGTGTTTTTATATATTATAACAGATGTACTAGTTTTTCCATTTCTATAAACAGCACTAGTTCGCCAATGATTGCCGTGGTCTTTTAATACATAACCTAATTTTTCTAAAGAATCTCTGTATTTCATAGTGAATCAAAATTTGGAATATCTTGTGGATCTGTTAATTCTAAGTTTTCTTGATTTTCTGTAAAATTAACTATATCTCTAAGGTCACCTTTTTCTGTTATGCAAAAGTTTTTAAACTCTAAGTTGATAAAGTTTTTACGAAGATTATCTCCAACTCTAACTGGCTCTACCGCACCAGCTATATCTTTACCTAAGTGTCTTGACTTAATATTAATTAGTTTATGTGTGCCAAAAGAATCATGCTCATCTATAATTTCATCATTTGATTTGCTCCTAAGTATAAACATATGAGAACAAAAATGTACTATTCTGTCCGACAAAGAGACAACAGATTCATCATCAATTATATTTTGTGCGTTTCTATTGTTTGTGATTCCATATCTATTACTTTGAACAGATGTAATCATTGGTATGACTGGATTGCCGTCCTCTAATATCTCTTTTTGAATACATTTTTTAAATTTATCAACCATCTCACCTACAACTTGCCACTCGTTTTTATTAGATTTTTCAGATGAAGTTTTGATATAATCAAAAGAAAAAATCATCTTGTTGCCTCTTCCAACTTTTGAATAGTAAAATCTTTTTAGTGTGTTAATTATATTATCAACTTCTAACCCACCAACATTATAGTAGTAAAATTTTAATTTTTTAACTTTAGCCCAAACACTTCTAACTCTAGCAACTGTATCATCTCCAGCTTGTCTCCATTTGCCACTTTCTAATAAATGAGCAGGTACACCAGACAAAGCAGCACACTGCCTAATAACAAGCTCTTCTTTACTCATTTCTCCATTATCAAAATGTAAAACTGGAACATCGTATTTGGCTGCGGTTTTAGTAGCATAATCCATACAAAACTGTGTTTTACCTACACCAGATCTAGCTACTATGACAGTGATATTTCCAGGCCTTAATAAAGAACCATATATGTCATTAATTTTTTCGTGAGGCCCCATAAAGCCAAATTCCTCAATCGGATTATTGCCACGTTCCTCTATGAAATCTTCCATTTCATCATAGATATTAGATGGCGTATCAACACCATTTTCAAATAAATTTATTTGAGAGTTGTAAAGTTTATCAGCCGTGTCTACAATTTCATTATAAGATTTTTCAGCAGACATAGACTTCATTTTTTTAGATATCGTGTCAGCTGTGGCCGATATTTCTCTCCTAACAGTGAGTTTTCTTAACTCTCTTATTAAGCTTTCTATCTTAGATTGTGATTGTATTTTTCTTATAGAAAGTGATTGTATGTAATCTGATAAATTAATATCGTCTTCAAAACTTATCCCCAAGTCTTGTAATCTTTGACATAGAATAACTTCATCTATGCTTTCCCCTTTTACTACAGCGTTTTTTAAGGATAGGAAAATAGTTTTGTTTAAAAGGGAGTTTTTATCATAAAAATCATCAGACTTTAAGAATGTAAAATAATCTATAAAATCTTTAGGTTTTTGTATGAGTGCGGCTAATACCTGTTTTTCAATCTCATAACTATACATCATCACGCCATACTACGTGGCTTATTTAAAAAGTCAAGTGTTTTACGGCAAATTTAATTATTATTCTTGATCTGCTATTTCGTCTGTGATTTCTAAAGGTGCCAAAAACTCTTCAAGACACTTTTTTAAACCCATTTCTGTAATTTTGCTATCACACCTAGAAAAAACAACTGGTTCGCCACTTTCTGTACAATATGCAACTATTATACCCTTATAAGCACCAGATTTGCCAGAGGATTCGTACAAATCATTAACTATTTTTGTCGGAACCTCGTATTTTTTGAATATGGGATCTGAACTCATAAGTATATTTACACTGATATCAATAGGTTATCAAAATATTCTTCTGATAATTCATCATCTGGGTAAATTTGTATCAGTTTTATACCATTTATTTCGCAAAAATCCATTTTTTTGTCATCTCTGCGTATTTGTCTTAAAAAATTAGCTCTAGTTTTATGAAAATGCTTAACAAACTGTAAATGTTGTGCGCCCTGCACCTCTATCGCTATTTTTTCTGTATGATTGTAAAAATCTAAAGTAAGTTGTGTTCCTGCTACTTTAAATTCTTCATATACGGCGTGATATCTCCAATGTTTATACAGATATTTTTTAACATTTCTTTGGAATTTACTCCTAGATTTACCATTCCACTTAATTTTATACCTATGTGGATTTCTAATAGGTTTTTCTTTGCCGTATAAAGTTAAAAAATTCATAAAAAAGCCCTCTCCTATTATAGAGAGGGCTCGGTTATTTTCAAGTTAAAAGTTGAAAGCGACCCCAAAGTCGGCGGTTGATTCCCACTCTCCGTTAGTGCCTTGAGCTGTATTTAAATCATTGTTTAGATAATTTAAATTAGCGAACACTGCAAGCTGATCTAGTGTTGTTTGAACACCAATTGTAGCTAAAGTATAGCTGTAGTCTGTTTCATATTGAAATGACTGACCGTACTCTAATCCAACTGCGATAGCAAAATGCTCAGTGATATCTAGGTCTGTTCCTACTGCAATATCTGCTGTATATTGACCACCTTCCTCTGTTGTAACAGAAACAAGTGAATCAATACCAAACAAGTTTACCGCATAAGAACTAACTAACTCATAAGCATTTACATCATCAATAGAAGTAATGTATAGTTCTGTAGCAATATCACCGATAAATGTAGAAAGGTTAGTACCAATAGTACCATATAACTCCTCTTCATCAGCTTTTACTTGCTCAATTGAACCAATAAGTGATAAACCACCAATTACTCCTAGCTCTGAAGACGCCTTTACATATTCAACGTCTGCAGATCCGTAAAGTCCGCCATCAATACGTTTTTCGTAGTTACCTACTTCTACGTCAATGTCCCAAGACTTTACCGTTTGTTCTAGGTCTTGTGCTTCTGCTTTGCCCCCGAAAAGGAAAAAAGCCGCAATAGCTGCGACAACAAGTCCTACTTTAATCTTATTTTTCTTTAGTATTTCCATAACTTAAATCAACCCCTACTGAGGGCTAGATAGCCTTTACACTAGTTCGGCTATGTTTGTTTTGAAATAATTGATCAAGAAAGCACACAAAGCTTCATTTTCTTCAATTAATTTGAATAAATTAGCTTCTCCTTGTATCTTTTCTGGTAGGTCTGAAGCTGATTCAGCTACCAATTCTCTAAATTCTTCTTCAATTGTGATCCAAGCGCCTTTTTTGGTAACAAATTCCCACATATAAAGCAAATCTACTAATTCTTTCTCTACCCAAACTGATTTTCCACCAACTCTACCATATCTAATTGGGTATGAAATAGTGTTGTTTGTCTTTTCGTTGGGTGATTTTTTGATAGTAGCCTTAGCCCAATGACCAATAATAGGGTTTGTTTTAGGATCTGGCTGTTTAATTGATGGATTTTGTAAAATTAGGTCTGATTTAAACCTTGGCTCAAACTCTATAATGTAGTTGGCGAAGTGCAATAATGCATTACCACCCGTTGCTGACGTCTGACGTATCGGAGCTTTTGTGTATGGGTCTAGTTTGATGTCTGCCCTCACTTGACTAATAAAAATGGCCATATGACCCCTTTTTGCAAGAGATATGGACATTCTTTTCATAAAGTTAGCTGCAATTACAGCGCCACCTGCAACTTTATTAGAATCGTAGAAAGATTTATCTATATCTTGTTTAGAAATTAAACCATCTACCGAATCTAAAATAAAACAATACTGATGTTCGTCTTCATTTTGTTCTACCAAAGTCTTAATTGCGTCCACGACAACCTCGTAAATATTACTTTCAAACACGAAGCAAGTGCCAGTTTTCCATTCTTTTGCGTCGTATACAAACTTAACGCCAGATCTAGCTACCATTTCGTTAGATAAACGACCTTCAGCTTTAATATAAAAACCTTTTGCTTCTTTTTGTGTATTAAGCATGTTTTTCATTACCTCTAAAGCGGCACTAGTTTTACCACCTTCATTCATTCCTACAAATCTGTGTAGGCCTGGTCCGAATCCACCATTTAGGTTTAAATCAAGTTGCAGTGAGCCACTTGATGCTTTGTAATCAATTGATTTCTCAAAATTGTAATGATCGTCTTTTTTAGCTTTGAGAAACTTGTCTAATATTTCTGAATCTATATCACTCATTTAGGAATTTTTTTGTATTTTTAAATTTATTAGCTTCTTTCTGATAATCATCACCGAACTTTTTGCCTTGATCCATAAATTGATCAAATGGGTCTTTTTTTGGTTGATAATTGAAATATTGCCATTTTCTGTCTAATGTTTCTTTTAATGCTTTTGAAGCAAGAACAGCAAGACTGTCATACTTTGTATGAAAAGTCAAGTTTTTTAAAAAATCTAACGAATATCTAGATTCTAGCTTTTTTAACAAGGCCATTTCCTTTTTCCAAAAAGCTCTAGTACCTTTATCTGGTACTTCAATCAATCTAGCTATTACATCTTGACGATTCTTTAATATCATTATCTACCATTCTACGTACTAATGTAGAAAAGTCAACATGTTTTTCCCAATTTAAATCTTTTTCGGCTTCAGAAGCGTCACCTAATAATAATTCTACTTCTGCTGGACGGTAAAAATCTCTATTGATTTTTAACAAAATAGCTCCAGTTTTTGAACACATAAGTTTGGTATCCATTGGGTTATCTTCATCATGCCATCTGGTTTCTATACCAGCGTATTCAAAAGATTTTTCAACAAATTCTCTCACAGAATGCGTTTCTCCAGATGCTAACAAATAATCTTTGGGTTTATCTTGTTTTAACATTAACCAAACAGCTCTAACAAAATCTTCTGAGTGACTCCAATCTCTTTTAGCCTCTAGGTTACCTAATTCAAAAAAGTCTGGCTTTTTATTGTTATCTAACTGCTTTTTAATTCTAGCCACATTCATTGTGATTTTTCTTGTAACAAACTCTTCACCACGACGCTCTGATTCGTGATTAAATAAATAACCTTGAATAGCAAATAAATTATAAGAATCACGCCACACTTTAACAATTTGTCTTGCAGCTACTTTAGAAGCGCCATAAGGGCTTCGAGGTCTAGATGGGTGTTTAAGATCTTGTGGGCTATAAATTACATCACCAAACTCTTCTGAAGAACCTGCATTGTAATAACGACAGTGAGGACAATGTTTTCTAATAGCTTCTAATTGATGCAACACTCCCATTGTGTTATTTTGAAAATGATTAACCGGCATCTTCCAACTTAAGCCAACAAAAGAATTTGCAGCAAAGTTCATAAAATAGTCTGGTTTAATTTCTTCAATACAAGCATTGATACTATGCTCGTCTCCTAAATCCATTTCAATCAAATGAAACTTAGGATCTAGTTTTAAATGTTCTATATGTTTGTGATTTGGTACGCTCAACCTGCGAATTGCACCATACACTTCTACATCTGTAAATTTTAATAAAAACTCGGCCATGTAAGAACCGACTTGACCCGTAACACCTGTAACTATCGCTTTTTTCATTTCTTTAAAACATAATCTGTACAAATAGCAAAACAATTGTAACTATTCGTATCCCAATCTTCACTATTATCAACTATGACAGATTTTTTTCCAACATTTTTTCCTGGAAAAGTCCAAATATAACCTTTAGATGTCAACGTAAAATCGTCTGTTTGATGCCAAAAATAATTTGTTTTTGGTGGAGCTTTTTCCAGCGCCTCTAAGTTTTTACAATGAATCCATAAACCTGGTTGTTGTAAGAAACTTCTTTTAATTTCATACTTAGGCTCATCGTGACCAAGCCAATATTTATTATCTTTTACCCACAAATCAATTTCACAATCTATACCTAAACTTAAACAGGCTTTAATTTGTTTTGGGTCATTTTCGTAATCAGATTTACCCATTAGATTACCTCTGTGCGATATTATTTTCATCTTTCTAAAAATGTTTTTAAATCTTCTGGAGTACCTAAACCCCACATTTTTTCAATATCAAATGTTTTAACTTTTAAACCATCTTCGATAGCTTGATTAAATACTGGACAAACATAAAATTCATTGTTGTGTCTTATGTTTTTTGCAATCATTTGTTCTGCATACTTTACATAATCAGAACCTCTTTTCCAATAATAAATACCAACAGTAGCAACGTCTGATATAGGATTTTTTTCTGCAACTTCAATAACATCACCATCTTCATTTACTTTAGCAAATGACCATTTTGGGTGTGTTGATTTAAACGTAAGAATACCAGCGTCTGCGTTTTGTTCTTGCATTTTATACATAAACTCGCTCGTATTCCACTCTACAAATTGATCTGAGTTTGCTATAATTAAAGGATTGTCGTTGTTAATTAATTCTTTAGCTAACAGTGTTGTGCAGGCAGCACCCTCTGTAAGGCCATCAACTTCTACTATGTCACAGCCTGGAGAAACTAAGTTCAACATGGAATCTAGATTATATTTTTCTTTGTGCGCTTTTTGAGCAATAAATATATGATTAGCCTCCATATCTAAATTGTTTACAACAACTTGAATCATAGGTTCTCCATTTACTTCAATCAAAGGTTTAGGAAATGTGTATCCAGCTTTTTCAAATCTACTTCCTGCCCCAGCCATAGGGATTAGAACGTTTAAGTTTTTATCTTGCCATTTTGTATTCATTATAAAAGATTCTTTTGTTAAAAGTGATGACATTTTTTCTACAGTAACTTCGTCTGGACTTTTGACCCTTAAACAATCGCATCCACATCTTTGTGCTGCTAAAAGACCATGTGGAGAGTCTTCAACGATAACCGTTTCCTCTGGCGTAAAAGATAGGGAAGACATTGCGTCCCAATACATCTCTGGATGTGGTTTTTGGTTTTTTACGTCTTCATTTGAAATAACGAGATCAAAAAATTCCATAGCTCCTATTTTAGATAAAGCTGTATATATTGTTCGTCTAATAGAATTAGAACAACAGGCTATTTTGCAACCTTTAGATTTTATATATTTAAATGTTTCGGTTAGGTTGTTGCTTGGTTTTAACTCTTCAAGTTTCTCTTGGGTAATTTTTTGTTTTTGTTTCCATATTTTTTGATGACTTTGTATTGGTAAACCTTTATCTTGTGTTAATTTTTCTAATTTACTAGTTGTTTTTAGTCCATCATAAAAATTTAAGTGTTCATTTTTTGTAATAACATACTCTTCACCAACTTCTCTGATAGCAGTATTTAAAGCCTCGTAATGTATATCTTTTGCGCTGATTAAAACGCCATCTAAATCAAATATTACAAGTTTTCTCATACCCAAAGCTGTTTGTTTACAAATACTGAGTTTCCATCTTCCCACATATCATTTTTCATAAGATGATATTTGTAGAGACAGTGGTTGTTTACTAAAATAACATCGTCCTTAACATATTTCATTAAATTTTCACTTCTATTAGATGTAAATTTAAAAAGCTCGCCAGAAAACTCGTTGTAAGCATCACTTAATGGCCAACCATTTTTGCACCAATCTGTATATTCACTATCTTCTGAAAGATAATCTAAAACATTATCGTATAAGGTAGCAAGATTATTTATGTTATCTGAGTTACTATAAAACCAATGATCTGAGGCTCCAGCGTTAGTTTGATCCCAATAAGCTTGATACATACGACTCATATCTTGATTTGGGTCAAAATGTAAATGACTTGTTTTATTTAGTCCAGACTTATGGTGACCTACGTCAAATCTACATACTAAAACACAATCGTATTTAAAGTTGTTTTCTTCTTCGTATTTAGATTTTAAATCTATTGATATTTGCCTAGATTTAAGAAAACTTAGTGTTTTAAATAAATCTCCTTGAGCCGCTGAATGAGTAGCTCCAAAGTTTTTATCCTTTAACTTGTAAGTTTCTTTTGTAAATTTATACTGAGGTTGAAATTGATATTTGATTGGTTTAAAAATATCGATCAGCTCATCCATAATTTCCCAATCCCAACTGTGTATAAAAATATCACAATCTTTAATTTTGCTCAAAAGAGTGGCAAATTTTTCGTCATAGGCGCCATTTGATGCTACATTAACACTTTTGACTAAACCATGCAAGCATACAGCAGTTCTCATAATATAAAATCTAATTTAGACCCATCTTCAAAAAACAACATTGATTTTTTAATAGATGTTTCTAGCTCATTATATTCCATTCTGTTTAATTTTTTCATTACAGCGTCTGGCACGGTAATTATATCAGATTTCCAATTATTTGCTTCTGGAATAGAGTAAACTCTTTGACAACCAGCATATAAGATTTCTATGTTTTCATGATGACCAATTAAATCGTAAGCAAGATCAAACATTTTTTTAGGATCGTTTCCAGAATCAAAAACACCGCCAGCAAACAAAGATATAATTGATGGTGTTTTGTTGTATATAACGGCAGCACAAGCATCAATTGTTTGTTGAACGGTATGAATACAAGTGATATTTACTTTTATGCCAGAAATATGCAAATCTCTTATAAGCTCTTTAGTTGACTCACCATTTGGTAAGACAATAGGTATTTTTACATAAACATTTTCTCCTTTTGTGGCAATATGTTTAGCTTGATTAACTATCGAATGCATATCTGTCTCTGTAACTTGAAAAGATATTGGCTTACCTTTTGCAGCTTCTACAGATTCATCAATAAATTTATTATAGTTAGTAATACCAGCTGATGCAATATAAGAAGTGTTAGTTGTTACTCCATCAACTTGGTCTATAAATTCTTTAATGTTTACTCCATCGTAATATATTTTAGTTTTCATTTTTTATTAATTTATTAAAGTATACAACGGACATTATTAAAGCAAAAAGTGCATGATTATGACCTAAACCCGCTCTAAATGGAGTAAATCTAAGGAAATAAGCAGCTAGGTAAAATATACCTTTGTTTACTACTGTAGATTCGTCATCATTTAGAATTAATGACCATTGTTTTATTATATGTTTAGTAACATCATTTTCTAAATCTATGTTAAAAAATTCTTCTGTGCAACTATAAGTTCCATCTTTGTTTACGGTAGCGTAAACATCATCTTTCCATTCATCAAAACGCGCAAAAGCAAATTGGCACATTTTAGCTAAATCTTGCTCGGCACAATCGAAAATATCTGAGCCATCTGGGTCTATAAGTTTAGTTTGAGTACCATTCCACATTATATTTTGATATGTAAAATCTCCATGTATTGGTCTAATAGATTTTGGCATAATTAAACGTTTATCTATTTTGTGAATAGCGGTTTTTAATCCAAAATATTTTTTATTGTTAATAGTAACAATGTCAGATTGTATTAATGGGTGCCAAGATTTAAGGAAGTGGAAGCCGTTATTATTAACAAACAAAAATTGATTAAATTTAGTATATAATTTTCTACTAATCCAATCTTGTATCCAGGTAGATCCGTTGATTTCTTTAGATACACAATATATGTTTTCTTTCATACCTTTTAAAACATAACCAACTGCTTTTTTTAGTTCATTTTGATCAGTTATTGAGGATAATGTTTGGTAACCATCTAAGTATTCCATATCATAACTGTAACTAGAAGCACTATCTTTATAACTAATAACCTGTGGTGCTGAACCTGGCCATAAGAAGTTAAAACGTAACATGTCTTGTCTTTGTCTAGCCATTCTATCTTGATATGAAACTTTTGTCATATTACTAACATTTACTTCCCAAGTCCTATCTGACCAAGCTAAAACATTTGCACCAACCATAGGTCCTGCGATAGGCGGTAAAAACTGGTCTTTAATCGCTACTTTTCTTACAACATTATTTTCTAATAAGTATATTTTAGCAAAAGACCCACCTTCAAATTCTTTTTGTATTTTTGAATCATAGTTATGAAAAACAAAGTCTAGATTTGCATCCTTTAAACCTAAATCTCTTTGTAGTTCTATAGGAACCACTTGATTTGTAAATGGTTTGGATGGTTTGCTATCATTAATTAAAACTCTTGGCCCTGCTGTTAAACTTGTAACTATATCATCATATGGTATATCATAATGATCTAAAAGTTTTTTGGTTTCCTTTATATATTTTTTATTTCTTGCTGTCGTTATAATTATTTTATGACCATCGTTTTTCCACTCTCGTAACTTTTCAAAACCGAAAATTGTTTCGTTGTCCTCTATGTTTGAAGTAGAATGAGGATTGTGTTTTAATAACACGCCGTCTATATCACAAAAGATAGACATTTTTTTTCTTAAATTATTGACGTGATTTTCTAACATTTTTTCATCGCCATAAAAATCTGCCCACTTAGGGTTATATGTTTCAATTTTACTATTAGAGTAAATTAAATCTTGTAAAGACTCCGAGACATACAATTTTTCTTTAGATTTAAATTGTTTTTCTATCTGTTTAAAGTAAATGCAACCAATAATACCCTTAACATCATAATCCTCACTATCGATCCTTTCTTTTTCGCAAATCATCTTGGGTTTATTTTTATCTAAAATAATTTTAGACCAATTCATCCATTCGTCTTTGTGTATATCCCAGGTGGGTATAATACAGTCAATATCTTTTTTGTCGGTATTAAGTATGTGATCTACATCCAAAGCATGGTCGCAATCACAAACGATTGATTTGCCCGTAATTTTAGCTTTTTCAATACCTAATTTAAGGGTTTGATATGGGCCATCTGTTTTTTCATCTATAACGATTACTTGTGGGTTGTAAAGCGGAAAGAAATCGTTTATGTTTTTTGTAACATCGTATTCTTTTTCTTGAGCTTTGGTGCATATAAAATATATTTTAGTAATATCCCCACTGTCTATCCATTTTTTGAAAGATGTATTTATCGTACTTTCAATAAAACTTATATCACCAATTTTTAAAAATGGTTTAAATGTACCGCCAAATCTAATGGCCTCACCAGCTACTGGAAAAATTAAATTCATGCCCATCTGTTTTGTTTTGTTAAATCATTTTGCCAGTGCTTGTCGTTCTGCCAAACTGTATTAGATGTATTATAATCATCTCCTGGTCTAATAAACATACAATCATTGCTGTCGTCAAATTTATTTAAAATATAATTTGCTTTTAAACATTTTTCTTCAACTAGCTGTCTTGTAGCTATTGTTAGTTTTTGCTCCGGAAAATAGCGTTTGCATGTTTCTTCTAATTCTTGCATAGTTTCAAAAATTTCTATCAAATAGTCGGTTTTACCAGCAAAAAAATAATCAATTAAGTAACCGCCATCATGGTCACTCCAAGCAATAAAATTTAAAGCTTCCTTATTAAACATTTTAAAAAGGTTATCTGCGTTAGAGGGTACATAATCAGATCTCCATTTTAAGCAAAAATCAAATCCTTTTTCTTTGGCTTTTTTTAGTCCAGCTAAACTGCTTGTAACTTGATAATTAACATTTCTAAAACCAGCATCTTTAGGTTTTTGATTGTATAAAACCTCGTGATTAGAATTTATTTTTTCGTCTTCCCAAGTAGAATGTATAATGTCAAAACCCTCCCAAGATTTTTCCATTCTATCATTATCAAAAACTGGACCTTGAATAACTACGCAATTTTTCATTTTTTTTGTACTAAAATTTTATACTGTGGAAAATATAAAAAGTCAATATCTGTTTTCAAAAAACAATTGATTGCGTGTTCTGGTGTTTCTACTATAGGCTCCCTATCATTAAAGCTAGTATTAAGTAAAATAGGCACTCCAGATGCTTCATTCCACTTTGTTAAAAAACTATGCAACCAAGAATTATCTGATTTTCTTACAGATTGAAATCTACCTGTTCCATCGTGATGAACAACAGCTGGAACTTTGCTTTTTTTATTTTCTTTAAATGGTGAAATAATATTCATGTATGGAGATTCAACATTAGTTTCAAACCAATCGGATATGTAATCTTTAAGTATCACTGGAGCAAAAGGTCTAAACCACTGCCTATGTTTAACTTTTTCATTTATGATATCTTTCATATCCTCAGATCTTGGATCTGCCAAAATGCTACGGTTTCCTAATGCTCGTCTACCGGACTCTGATGCACGATTAAATATAGATATAATTTTTTGATCTAAAAGTAAATTTATTACCTCATCTTCATCTTCAATTACTCTACTTTCAACTCTTTCTTCTTTTTCTATCGCTGATTTTACATCTTTAATTTTATATTCACAACCTAAATAAGGACTTTCGTTTTTGCCTGTAATTTTTCTAGGATTATCGTGCATATGATAATAAATATATTGACAGCAACCCATGGCAAGACCAGCGTCATAAGGAACTGGAGGTATATAAATATTTTTTACATTATCAAATTTATTTAATATAGCTTGATTAAGTAAACCATTAAGAGCTACACCGCCCACAACACAAACATTTTCTGTTGATTCTGGCATATATTGACCTATTAAATCTAAAACATACTCTTCTGTAGCTTTTTGTAAAGAACCTGCTAGATCAAATTTTTCTTCTTCTGTTAAAGTTGAATAATATGCAAAATTATTTGTGTGTCGGAACATTAAATATTCCCTCATTTCTTTAATAAATCTATTTGGATTTTTAGCAACTGCACCCATAGCCATAACAGTACCACATTGATTACCAATCGGAGGCCCAGAGGACAAACCAAAAACTTCTTTTGTCATCATTGACCATGCGTGACCAACATTTACGTTATAAAAATTATCCTCTATTTTTTCTACTTTATTATCTTTACCAGAGTAAAAAGCTAAAGCTGTCTCGTGTGTTTTGCTTTGCCAATCATCGCATTCCTCTCCACCACCATCAATAGATATTATAAAAGCATCTTTAAAATTTGATGAAAAGAAAGCATTAGCTGCATGCGCCTTGTGGTGTGATATTTCTAAATATTTAGCTCCAGTAGAAGACATTTTAGCAAAACTTTCTCTGTACATATTGTTTAATCCACCTCTCCATCTCATAAAGAAATGTGTGAAATAATCAACATCTTTTAAATCTGGGTTTCTGTCAAAAACAAATTTTAAAACGTCACCTTGTTCTTCTTTTATTCTGGAAAATCTTTCATATTCTTCATGTATGACTGTTTTACCATCTTCAAATATGCAATAAGCTGTATCATGTGCACCGCAAGCTAATCCTACTATTTTCATAAAAATTGACCTCTCTTTGATTGTTTTACTTTATCTATATCACCTAATTCTAAAGCATATTCTTTAAAATTCCATTTTCCTTTAACAATAGCTGTCGCAACGTATGGCCAAACAAAAGAATCAAAGTGTCCGCCTCTAGGTGGCTCTGCGTCATAATGTAATAAACCCCTAATAGATGAATTTATTTTTCCAGAGTTAAGTTCTAAATCCCAGATTGTTGAATTTCCAGATTCTTCTAAAAATTTAATTAAACTTTCACGCTTCCAAATGCTTGGCTGAACAGCAAAAAAATCCTCTGATTCTGGGTCTATCTCCCATAAACAGAATGACGAATCTGATTGTGTTAAAATACAATTACCAGTTCTGGAAAGTCTAACAAAATCAAAATTATCTTTTTGTAGGATATTTAAATACTCTGCAATTTTTTTAAAGTTAGGTTTGCTGTACAAAAACATATCTTCATGTTGATATAAAACAAATTCTTCATCTAATTGCTCTAAACAGCTTTTTAATTTTTCTGTGTAGCTTAAATCAGAATCATAGATAATATGTTTGTGAGTTTTGTTAAAATTTTTGTCTGAAAAAATTGTAATGTTATCTATTCCAAACGTTTTTTGTTGTTCTAAAAAAACTTCTAAAACATCAAAATAATCAGAGTGTGTATAAACTATGTTTGCTACTCCCATGTGCAAGTTAAGTTGGTAAATTTAGATTGGTAACCTTCGATATAGTAATCTCTCCTAAATCCCTCTGATTTTAACCACGGATTTAATGTAGAGCCTGCATCAATGTATTTATTGTTTTTGTTAGCTTCAAACAGTTGATGAGCTAAAAGATTGCCAAAGGGGCCAGCACAAAATAAAAATAATTTATTAGACAAGTTCGCTTGTTTAATTTCATCAATTAAATTATGATTGTTAACCCAAGCACTAAAACCTATCGGATAAATTTTTTCTGGTTTAAATGGCAGATCATCAAAAGTAGATCTTTCATTAGCTACTATATGAACATCATGGTTAGAGTATTCTTTTAAAAATGTTTCTTTGTATATGTCGTAATTAGCATTAACAAAAACATTAGCAAATGTCATGTGATCAAAATCTTGACCACAAAATTGTCTCATTTTATCTGCTCTATCACCATTACAACAGTGACAACAAGTGCCTATGTAATAATCTGGATCCTTAAATCTTATCGCATTGATTAATTCATTTCTGTAAGATTGGGGTGTATTAGGTGTATTCTCAAATTCACTATTGTTTAAATTTTCATTAAGCATAGCAGCCCATTCACCATCGGCAAATTTAGAAAAACAAAAAGTATCGTTGTTTTGAAACTTATCAAAAAGTTTATAAATTTCTTCTGTAAAATCTTTTGTTAAATTTTCAGCCATTTTTCGTTTTCCAGTGTCCATTCAATTGTTTTCTTTAAAGAATCTCTAAACTCAACTGGGTGTTTCCATCCTAATGACTTCATTTTTTCTCCGTCTAAAGCATATCTCAAATCATGACCTGGTCTTTGACTATGAAAATCTACCATTTCATATTTTAATTCTTTACCTAAAATGTCGGCTATCATTTGTGCTAACTCTAAATTATCTGTTTCTTCTTCTCCAACAATATTAAACCTACCCATAGACGAGTCATAATTATCTAAAGTTTCATCACAATTATTTATAATATGTAGCAAAGCATCAGCGATATTTCGTGCATGGATATAAAATCTGCTACCAGCTTTAGTTTTTTGTTTATTACTATGTATTGTGATTGGTTCTCCAGCCAAAACTTTTCTAATTACTTTTGGAACAAATTTTTCTGGATGTTGTCTTTCTCCTATTACATTCATTGTATTTGTAACTATAATAGGCATTTGATATGTATTTGCATATGATTGACAAACGCATTCTGCAGCACCTTTAGAAGCTGAATATGGGTTACCACAGTTAAATCTTTCACCCTCTTTGTAGTTTTTACCAACAGGTGCAGAACCATAAACTTCATCTGTTGAAAAGTAAATAAATTTTTCAAGATTCTTTAATTTTTTAGCGTATTCTAAAATATTTACCGTAGACATTACATTGTTTTTGATAAAAGGCACTGGGTCTAAAATAGAATTATCTACATGAGAGTCGGCAGCTACGTGAAAAATGTAATTTATGTCTCCCAATTCTTGAATTAGTCCTTCTTCAAATTTTCTAGATAAATCTGTTGTAAAAATTTTTACTCTTTTATCATCAAAAGCATCGATGTCTCTAATTCTATCGTGTCCAGCACTAGCATAACTAAGCTTATCGAGACAATAAATTTCCCAATCTGTATATTTAAGAAAATGTTCTAAAATATGATGGCCTACAAAACCATTCGCGCCTGTTAATATAACTTTTTTACCCATTTTTTATCCAATCTTCTAAATTTAATTTTGGAGTCCAACCCAAAACTTCTTGTGCTAAACTACTATCACAAAGAGTCATTTGAGCTTCTCCTGGTTTATCATCTTCATATTTAACTTTATCTGGTTTATTATACATTTCTGCAACCTGTTTTAAAGAAAATTTTTGACCTCTACCTAATTCAAATGTGTGGCCATAAGCACTTTTTTCCCATATTTTAATTAAACCATCTACTATATCGAAAACATGTGTGAAATCTCTTTCCTTGGAACCATCGCCATAAATCACAATATCTGTATTATCTCTTCTGGCTTTATCCCATTTACCTATGACTGTTTCATATCCGCCTGTTTCTAATTGACGAGGACCATAAACATTATAAAATCTAGCAGTTGATTGTCTTAAATCAAATATTTTTGAATATAAAACTAATATTTCTTCTCCTATTTCTTTTGAAAATGTATATGGATTTTTGTATTTACCGCTGTGATGCGAAGAAGATCCAGAAAATATCATTGGAATATCATATTCCACACAAGCTTCTACTAAATTAAGTGTCGATAAAACATTGTTGTAAAAATATTCTTTTGGTATTCTAAAAGATGGTTGTATTCTAGCTAAAGCCGCTAAATGAAAAACAACGTCTGCGCCCTCTATTAAAGATTTTATTCTATCTTTAGAAACATCTATATCCATGTATGAAACACCATCTACGTGATTAGAGACATCGCCTGTGCTATAATTATCTAAGGATATAATAAAATTAGATTTATCTTCGGATAGCTTTTTACATAAGTTATATCCAATAAATCCAGCACCACCTGTAACTATAATTCTTTTACTCATTTTTTACCCAAATCTAACCATCTAATATATTCATCAAACTCATTATTGTGATCGTACCACCAACTGCTTGCCTTCGCTTTAGTGCGATCTAAATCTAATTCTAATTTGTCCCATTCTGGACCTTCTGGATCTGTCACAACCAAGTCTTCTGGTAAATTAGACAACGATCTTAGTTTGTCTCCATCTTTAATTAACTCTCTCCACTGAGCTATTCTTTCTTCAAAAGTACCTTTTGGTGGCTCACCTTTACAAAAAACTCCAGATAATCCAACATGCATAGATCTAGCTTGATCTGGTTTTAAAACAAAAAGTTTATTGATATCCATGATTCTTTCTATTGTCCCATCATGATGAGTATGGTCAGTAGGAGATATTCTAGACTCAAAAAAATGTTTATTGTAATACTCTACGGGATTTAAGTATAAATCGTAGTCTGATAACCACTTTTCAAAATATTTATTAATAGCTCTGACAGAAACAACAGACAAAGACGTGCATTGGTAGTCACCTATTAAGATCTCTCCATCTCCATCTTTTTCAGCTTCTGGTCTTCTTTTATGGGCCGCTCCTAAAATTCTAGGATACTTTTTTAAAAAATTATCGTAAATGTATTTATTGTATCTAATGTAGTCTTTTGTTGGTAAAATATCTTCTTCTCCAACAATTACAAAATTATCGTCACCTAAGTTTTGAGAAGCCATCAAATATGTTGACAAAATATTGTAAAAACCTGGCAAAGGACAATCTTTTAGTTTTTCTTTTACAATTTGTCTAATCCTAGCTTTAGGATATTTTTTAGAGTATTTAGCTATAACTTCATCTTGTTCTTTATCATAACCCTCCTCTGTATGTATCTGTATTTCATAGTCTAATATTGTAGGCTCTGAAAAAATTTGCTCTAAATATAAATACAATAGATCTGGCTTATTGTAAGCTACGATTGCTATGACATCTTTAGGTTTCATTTATAATTTTAACTATTCGATTTGCTGATTTTCCATCCCCATAAGGGCACTCTGCATCTATTATAAAATTTTTTCTTTGTAATTCAAATATAGTAGATAAATCTTTTGGATCTTCACATAAATGAATATGACCAGTTTCTATACCCTCCGGTCTTTCTGTAACTTTTCTACAGACTATAGTTTTTTTGTTAAAGAAACAACTTTCCTCTTGTATGCCACCAGAATCTGTAATAACTAAAAGGCATTGTTTTAAAATATTTATTAAATCGTGGTGTTCTAAAGGGTCTATACATTTAATATATTTGAGATTTTTTGTAATCTCTTTTATTTTAGGGTTTGGGTGAACTGGTAGAATAAATTCTAATTCTTTATTTCTTTTAGCTAAGTTTTCTATTTCGTGTAGCCACTTATCTAGAATAGATAAATTTTCTGATCTGTGCAAGGTAACTAAAACCTTCCAACCATAAACACATTTTTGTTTTTCTTCTAGTATATTATCTAAAACTGTATTTCCAACTACAAAAATTTTACCTAAAGCTTGTTCTTTTTCTAAATTTTGCGCAGAAAGTTCAGTAGGACAAAAATTTACATCAGCTATTCTTGAAACCATCTGTCTATAACCCTCCTCTGGATATGGGTTTTGTAAATCATAGCTTCTTAAACCAGATTCAACATAAAATATTTTTTTCTTTAAATTAAAAGCTGATATCGCAATACCTGCAACTGTGGCTGTATCACCTTGAATTACAATATTATCATATTGTTTTATAATCTTAGATGCTTTTAAAAATATTTGTTGAAAAATATCGTTTAATCTATCTCCTGTTGTAGATTCAACATCAATAGAATGTTTACTATTACCAAAATCTATAATGTCTGTATGTTGTTTTACAAATAAACTATCTATATTTTTATCAGCTAATAATATAGGTTTGACTTTTAAAAATTCTGGTCTGGTTCCGTAAACAACTAAAGTTTTCATTTTACGTTTTGTAATTTAAAACCTTTATTATAATAATGTTTTAATGATGCTCCAAAAGCTTCTTGATGATGGTTGATAGATATTGCATTATTATCAACACCATATTGGTATGCTGTGGTTGGCTGGCTTCCCCACATTGATTGATCGTCTTTAGGGTGTGGAGGAACATAAGTATTTAAATTCATATATTTTTGTATGGCATAAGAAAAATGCATATCTTCTCCACAAATCCTAGATAATGGTGGTTGGGTTTCTCGCCAAAAAGCACTTAGTAAATCTCTATGAAAAAACCAAGAGTGTCCAACTATATCAACCTGCTCTGTTTTTTCGTTCGGGTTGTCCCAACCATGTCTAACATATGATTTATAGTCTAAATCATTAAAATTTACTCCTATAGTTCCATAAAGACCATTATTTTCATTTTCAATACAGTTAATGCAGTTCTTGAACCAGTTTTCACCGGGTATAGTATCATCATCGAAAACACAAATATAATCAGATGTTGTGTTTAAGGCGTGCGCAAATCTAGCCCAAACTCCATAATTGGCATTATTCAAAGATATAGCGGCATTTATATTACTAAAATCAAATTGTGTGTCATCTCCAGGATGATTCTTCCAAA